ATCATTTCCTCGCATAGTTGGAAAAGCCGCGGCGAAGCGGCACGAGACGAGTTGAGCACAGGTGGGCTTGTAATTCAACTGTCAGTGGAATATCGTTCCCTCAGTTGATTGGAGAGCCCCATGCCCGCCGAGGCGCAGGAACGTTATCTTCGCCTGAAACATGTCCTCGACCGTGTGCCGCTTTCGCGCGCAACGATCTACCGCTGGATGGACGAAGGAAAATTCCCGAAGGCGCGCAAGCTCGGCTACGCGACCGTGTGGCGGGAATCCGAAGTCTCCAAATTCCTCGCAGCGTTGCCGGAAGCCTGATGAGTTTCGATGATCTCCTCGGCGGCGAAGAAGACCCGGTTCGCAACAAGGGCGGTCGGCCGAAGGGTCGTCTGAACAAGCCGAAGCCTGAAACAGACGCGCATCGTGACGACCTGCATCTCAAAATGACGCAGGTCCACAATGTCACCAAAGGCGTTTCGACGACGTGGCTCGAACAGGCCTTCCGCATTCCACGCTACAAGATCGGCATAGCGTTGCAAGAATGCCCTGTGCTGCGCACGGCGCAGAACGGCGGCAAGATTTATGACTTGCCCACTGCCGCGCGTTACCTGATCGATCCGGTGACCAATCTCGATGCTTTCCTGGCGACGATCAAGCCTGACAAGTTGCCTGAGAAGCTGCGCGAGACCTACTGGAACGCCAAGATCAAGGAAGCGAAATATCGCGTCATGGCCGGTGAGTTGTGGCCAACCGAATCGGTGATGGAGGTCTTCGCAGAAACGTTCAAGACGATCAAGAAGGTCACGCAGTTGTGGGTCGACACGGTCGAGGAGACCAACGGCCTTTCCGACGAACAGCGTGACCTTCTGGCGACGCTTGTCGATCGGTTGCAGGACGACATCTACAAGGCGCTCGTCTCGCAGGCCAAGAGCAGCGAGACCGAGAGCTTCCTGAAAGAGTTGAGCGATGCAGCGGATTAATCCGGCATCCTTCAGGACGATCGAGGAGATGATGGTCGCGACGGCGATTTCCGTTCGACCGCCCGAGCGTCTCACCATATCCCAGGCTGCGGCAAAATACCGATATCTCGACAACCCCGGCTCCTACGTTGGCCCCTGGCGCAATGAGAAGACGCCATATCTCGTCGAGCCGATGGACGAGATGACAAGCCTGCAATTCCAAGGCGAAGTCTTTGTCGGCCCGGCGCGAACCGGCAAGTCGGACATGTTCTTCAACAAGCTGACGCATGCCGCCAGCTGCGATCCGCACGACATGATGTTCGTCGCGATGACGCAGACTGTTGCGCGCGACTGGTCGATTGGCGATCTCGGCAAGGCCATACGGCATACAAAGATGCTCGGTGAAGCGCTCATTCCCGGTCGCCAGAACGACAACGTGCATGACAAGCGCTTCAAGTCCGGCATGCGTCTGCTGATCAAGTGGCCTGTGATCACGGAGCTTTCGGGCAAGACCTTACCCTTCGTCTGGTTCGCCGACTATGACCGCATGGAAGACGACATCGCCAAGGAAGGTCCGCCCTTCGATCTTGGGCGCAAACGCACGCAGACCTTCAAGCGTTTCGGCATGACGGTGGCCGAGTCCTCGCCCGGTCGCGAGGTCACCGATCCAAAGCACATTCCGGGCACGCCGCACGAAGCGCCGCCGACGACCGGCATCCTGGCACTCTATAACCGCGGCGACCGGCGCCGCTATTATTCGCGCTGCCTACACTGTCGCGCGGCGACGGAGTTCGATTTCCAGCACTTCAACTATCCGGCCAGCAACGACTTCATGGAAGCGGCCGAGATGGTGACGCTGCGTTGTCCGCATTGCGGCTTCGACCATGAGCCGTCGATGAAGACGGAGCTTTTCGAGCACATCAAGAATTCACGCTGGATCAAGGACGGCCTGCATTGGGATGACAATGGCGCGATCGTCGGAAAACCCATGCGCACCGATATCGCCTCGTTCTGGCTGAAGGGTCCGCCAGCGGCGTTCCAGACCTGGGAATCCATCGTCTACAACTATCTCGTCGCAACCCGCGAGTACGAGATGACGGGCGATGAAGGTGCGCTCAAGAAGACCATCAACACCGACCAGGGCCACCCCTACACGCCGAAGGCGCTCGAGTCGAACCGGCTGCCCGACGAACTGAAAAACCGGGCCGAGAATTGGGGCGGCACCAAGGAAGAGCCGGTCGTGCCGGACGGCGTGCGCTTCCTCATCGCCACGATCGACGTTCAGGCCGGCTCGCGCTCGGCTTTCGTCGTGCATGTCTACGGCATCGGCGTCGGCGGCGACATCTGGCATGTCGACATGTTCAAGATCCGCAAGTCGGAGCGGTTGGACGCGAGCGGCGAGCGCGAACTGCTCGATCCGGCCGCCTATGAGGAAGACTGGCGCCTGATCATTCCGCAGGTAATCCTGAAGACCTACCCGCTTAATGACGGCTCAGGCCGACGCATGGCGATCAAGATCAGCGGTTGCGACCTCGGCGGTGCCGATGGCGTGACCTTCAACGCCTATAATTTCTGGCGTCACCTGCGCGACGGGCCGCCCAAGGACGGCCCCGACCGCGACGGCTGGATCGAAGGCCTGGAGAAACGCTTCCAACTGGTCAAGGGCGAGCCGTCGAAGTCGGCGCCGCGCGTGCGGCTCGGCTATCCCGATTCGCAGCGCAAGGATCGACACGCCGGCAGCCGCGGCGACGTCCCTGTGCTGTTCATCAACTCGAACACCGTCAAGGATATGGTCGCCGCCATGCTCGGACGCGACGATATTGTCCAGCGTGCGATGACCAAGCTCGGCCAGATCCACTATCCGCATTGGGCGGAAAACTGGCTCTACACGCAGTTGACCTCGGAATTTCGCACCGACAAGGGTTGGGAGAAACCGGGCAAGAAGCGCAACGAGGCCTTCGACCTCCTCTATTACTGCGTGGCGGTCGCCATCCATGCGCCGATCCGGATCGAGCAGATGGACTGGCAGAAGCCACCGACCTGGGCGGACGAGTGGGACAAGAACGAACTTGTCTTCGGAGAGACCGAGCAGCCGCCATTCCAGAAGCTCAAAGGCAAGAAACGCGATCTGGCAGCGCTCGCTCAAAGCTTGGCCTGATATTCCATCGTCAGTGTTGCAATTCAACTGATTGTGGAATATACCATGCCCGTTGAGCCCTAGCGGCAAGGGGACAAATGACCATCCAGGAAAGTCTCGCAGAGGCGAAGGCGGCTTATCACGAGTTGATGACCGGCCGCGCTGTTGCCGAGTTCCGTGACCAGAACGGCGAGACGGTTCGCTATCAAGCGGCCAACGCCTTTCGCCTTGCCGCCTATATCCAGGACCTTGAAAATCAGCTTGCGACCACGTGTCGGCCGAGCGCTCCCATGCAGTTTTGGGGTCGATGATGGGTCATCCAGCACTGTTCGAAGATCTGCTCGGCCCTGTGGAAACTCGGGGCAGGAGCAGGCCCGCGCCTCCCAATCTCAGGGCGTTGGGGGGCGCGGGCACCAGAGATATGGCTATCGCGGGCGATGCCTTCGAAGGCGCGAGCACGATGAACCGCGAGCTCGCGATGTGGCAGCCCGCCTCGCGTTCAGCTGACAACGACATCCTGCCGCAGAAACGGATGTCGGACGCCCGCGTGCGTGACACGTTGCGCAATGACGCCTATGTCCGCGCCGGCTCGGTCATCCACCAGGACAACATCGTCGGCGGCGCCTTCACGCTGAACGCCAAGCCGCTGACAAAGCTTGTCATGGGCAAGGACGACCCGACCTGGGAAGGTGAATTCCAGGAAGAGGTCGAGGCCAAATTCACCCTTTGGGCAGAGTCGACCGACAACTGGTCTGATGCCGCGCGCCGCATGAGCCTGACGCAAATGGTGCGCCAGGCGGTTGGTTCCTACGTCGCGACAGGCGAAGTGCTCGCAGTGGCCGAATGGGCGCGCGAGGACGCCTTCATGCGTCCATTCAACACCGCTATCCGCATGATCGACCTCGATCGCCTGTCGACGCCGTTCGACAAGGCAAGCGACCGTACCGTTATCGGCGGCGTGCAGGTCGACGGGCGCCACATCCCGCAGGGCTACTTCATTCGTAAAGCGCACCCGACCGACTACATGTCGCCGGACGCCTACCAATGGGAGTATGTGCCGCGCACCAAGCCGTGGGGTCGCGTACAGGCGATCCACATGTACGAGCAGGTCCGCCCGTATCAAACGCGCGGCATCTCGGACATCGTCGCTGGTCTCAAGGAAATTCGGCAGACCAAGGTTTTCCGCGAAACCGTGCTGCAGAACGCGGTGGTCAACGCCACCTATGCCGCGTCGATCGAGTCCGATCTCGACACGAATGCGATTTTCCAGCGCCTCGGCGGCGGCAATCTCGGCGAGGACGAATTCGACGAGGCCGTTTCGAACTACATCGGCGGCTATCTCGGCGCCGTGTCCAAGTACATCGGCGCCTCGAACCAGTTCCAGATCGGCGGTGTGCGCATTCCGCATCTGCCGCCAGGCTCGAAGCTGCAAATGCGTCCGGCCGGCAAGGGCGGGCCGCTCGGCAACGAGTTCGAGCAGTCGTTGCTGCGCTATATCGCGGCCATCCTCGGCATCTCCTACGAGCAGTTGTCGAAAGACGTCTCGAAGACGAACTATTCGTCGTACCGCGCCGCCATGGGCGAGACGTGGAAGTTCATGCAGTCGCGCAAGTCGCTGGTTGCCGACCGCTTCGCCACGATCATCTTTCGCCTCTGGCTCGAGGAAGCGCTGAACAAGGCGACCATTGAATCCATGCCGCGGGCGATGCGCAATCCGTCGAACATGGACTGGCTCTACAAGCCGCAGATGCTCGACGCGATCTCGCAGTGCGACTGGATTGGCGCCAGCAGAGGCCAGGTCGACGAGCTCAAGGAAACGCAGGCTGCCGTTTTGCGCGGCAAGTTCAACCTCACCACGGACGAGGATGAGCTTGGTCGGCTCGGCAAGGACTGGCGCCGGGTCTATCGCCAACGCGAACGCGAGAAGAAGCTTCGCAAGGATCTCGATATCGAGACCGCCGACGAAGCGGCTGCCAACAACATGATGAATGCCGCCTCGGGCACGCCTAAGGATAAGACCAAGGGCAACAACGACAAGAAGGCCGCCGACAACAACGCGGACGGCACCGGCACGCTCGAAAATCTGTACATGGATGCCATTGAGGAGCGTGAAGATGCCTAGCGCCCTGCTCGCCAGCCTTCACCTTCAGCAGGTGCTAGTGCGCGGTGAATCCGCCGCACTTATCGAAGCCAGCCTCGCGAAGACTGAGACCTTCATGTCACGCGTCGAGACGGCGAGCGACCAGCCGCGGATGATGGAAGGCAGCGATTTCTGGTTCTCCTCCGACGACTGGCGCTCGCGGTATCGTCCTTACAACGTTGTTGACGGCGTGTTGCAGATTCCGGTCAAGGGTGTCCTGCTGCACGATTTCCCTTGGCAGTACGGCGCGTGGGCCACGGGCTACGAATATATCTGGCAGGCGTTCAAGCGCGGCCAGGCGGACGGCAATGTGCGCGGTATCGCGCTCGTCGAAGACACACCTGGCGGCATGGTCGCTGGCTGTTTCGATCTGGTGGACCGGATCTACGCCACTGAGAATCGCAAGCCGCTGCGCTCGTTCGCCATGGAGTCCGCCTATTCGGCTGGCTACGCGCTTGCCTCTGTCGCAGACTCCATCACCGTCTCTCGCACTGGCGGCGTCGGCTCGATCGGCGTTGTCACCATGCATGTCGACGTCTCGAAGGCGCTCGACAAGATGGGCTTGAAAATCACCTTCATCCACTTCGGCAAGCACAAGGTCGACGGCAACGCCTACGAGCCGCTGCCTGCTGACGTGGAGAAACGCATCCAGGCTCGCATCGACGAGCTTGGCGAAGTTTTCGTCGCCTCAGTGGCGCGAAATCGCGGCATGGACGCACAGGCAATTCGGGACACCGAGGCCCTTTGTTTCACTGCCACGGAAGCCGTGTCGAACGGGCTCGCCGATGCAATCGGTTCGCTTGACGACGCCGTGGCCGCATTCGCGGCCGACCTGTCCCTAACCGAAGAGGATGAACAAATGGCTGGACAGAATGGAGAGTCGGCAGTCGATCAGGCTGCCATCAACGCCGCCCGCACCGAAGGCTTCAATGCCGGCAAGGCGGAAGGCAAGACCGAGGGCGTGAAGGAAGGCGCAACTGCCGAGCGCGTCCGCATCACAGCAATCATCGGCTCGGACGAAGGCAAGAAGCGTCCGAAGGCCGCGCTTTCTTTCGCGCTCAAGTCGGACATGAACGTCGAGCAGTCGCAGGCCGTTCTCGCCGATCTGGCCGAGGAGAAGGCCGAGGCTCCGCAGGCTGGCGGCAGGTCGCAGTTCGAGCAGGCAATGGACGGCGGCAAGAACGCCGATCTCGGTACTGCCGGCGAGCAGCCGGTTGTCAGCCGCGCCAAGCGCGCCAACGCCGCCGCGGGCTTCAAGGTCAACTGAGCCCGCGTAGCCGGCGCTGAGCCGGCAAGACCAGAAACGGAATGCCATTTAGCCAAGGAGCAAAACGATGGCTGTGAACCTTCCCTACCAGTCCCAGGATGCGGGCATTCCGTATCAGTGGTCTGATTCCATCAACCCGGCCGACATCGACCTGTTTTCCGGTGATCTGCCGCCGAAAGTGACGCGCGACTATCAGTACGAGGTCAGCCAGACGATCCTGGCGCGAACCGTCGTCGGTCTCAATGCCTCGAACAAGATCGTCCCGGCGACGAACTTCTTCCAGGCGGCCAAGGCTGCGACCGGCGTGCTGACCTTCTCCGGTGTTGGCACCGCGGCCGACACGATCACCATCGGTGCGGGTACCTACACGCTGCGGGCGGCTCCAACCACCGTCGCAAACGAGGTCAAGATCGGCGCCTCCGCAGCCGAGACCGCCGCCAACCTGGCAGCGGCCATCAACCTCGGTGCCGGCGCTGGCACGCTCTATGGCTCGCTGACCACCGAGCATCCGACCGTCATGGCCGAATCGCTCGGCGCCGGCATCGTTGGCATTACCGCCAAGACCCCCGGAACGGCGGGCAACGCGCTTGCCAGCACCGAGGCCGGCACCAACACGTCGTTCGGTGCTGCCACGCTCACGGGCGGCGAGGACCAGTTCGGCGCGAAGGCGATGGGCGTTTCCGTCATCAAGGTCGTGACCGATGCCGACGACACGTCCGGCGCCCCGATCTACATCCAGGGCTGCATCAACCCGGATGCCCTGATCTGGCATGCCTCGTTCGACAGCGACGCCAAGAAGGCCGTAGCCTTCGACGGTGCCCCGTCTCCCACCAGCATCCTCCTGCGCAAGGTCCAGAATGGGGCGAAGCTCTAGGGCTTCGCTTCCCAACGATCAACCGCAACAGCCATTTCGAAAGGACAAGGAACATGGCAATCGAACTCTGGACGTCCGGAGAACTCTACGAGGTTCTCGAGGATCAGCGCCGCGACCCCATCCCGAGCTTCTGGCTCGACAGCTTCTTCTCGACGCCTTTCTATTCCGGCGACCGCGAGATCAAATTCGCGGAACTGCCGGCCGCCGACCGCAAGTTGGCACCGTTCGTCCTGCCCACCGAACAGGGCAAGCCGATCATGAACTACAAGGGCGAGACGGTCACCGCCTTCATGCCCGGCTACGTCAAGGTCAAGGACCCGGTTCGCGCTGTCGACGCACGCACCATCAAGCCGTCCGAGATCCTGCGCAACGGCGGCACCCCGCCTTCGATCGAGCAGCGTTTCGATGCGCGCGTGGCCGAGGTCACCGCCTATCACCGCCGCGCGATCCAGATGCGCAATGCCTACATGGCGGCGCAGGCAGCGATCGATGCCAAGGTAACGGTCAAGTACGACCGCGACCAGGGTTCGCAGTATCCGGAAGTCACGATCGACTACGGTCGCGATGCCAACCTCAACGTGATGCTCAGCACCACGTTCTGGGACGATGCGGCCTACGACATCATCGGCGACCTCAACGACTGGTCCAACCTGATGTACACCACCAAGTTCGGTGGCCGGCCGAACCGCATGATCATCGGCGCCGACGTCGTGCCGTGCATCCAGAAGAACAACGGCATCCGCGCCCTGCTCTCGACGCAGATCCGCGGCGGCGAAGGCACGCAGATGAAGCTCGGCCTGCTCAACGTCGACACCCCGTACTCCTACGTTGCCACAATCGGCGGCGTTGGCCAGTCGATCGAGATCTGGACCTATCGCGACCAGGTCGAGGACCGCGACGGCACTCTGGTCGAACTGCTCGATCCGAAGGACGTGCTGCTGCTCGCCCCCGGCTATCGCGGCGTGCAGGCTTACGGCGCGATCTACAACGCCAAGGCGATGCAGGGCGGCCAGGCGGTGTCGACCGACGTCTTCCCGTCGATGTGGCTCGAGAATGATCCGGCCGATTATGTGCTGATGCACGAGTCGGCGCCGCTGCCGGTCAACCTGACGCCCAACAAGGCGCTCAAGGCGACCGTCCTCGACGGCTAAGCCTCGGTCTTCCGATTCAACCGACAGGGCACGTCATGCTCTGTCGGTTGAACGGAATTGTGGAATTCAGCCCTGATGCAGCGCTGGCTTCCACTATTCTGTTCAACAGCACTCAGGAGATTAGGAATGTCCACTGCAAGCATCGTTGCAATTGCGATCAACCGCATTCATCGCAAGGGCAAGACACCCGACGTCGTCAACGCCAAGACGGCCTTTCGCTTCGACACCGACGAATATCAGCGGCTCAAGAAGCTCAGCGCCGTCCGTGCAGCGACCGCCGACGAGATCGCCGCTTACGAAGCCGAGCAGGCGCGGCTCAACGGCGCCGACATTCTCGCGGCACAGGCGGCTCAGGCCGCAGCGGGCAACACGGAAGCCACGACCGAGAGAAAGCCGGCGAAGGTCGTCGGCAAGAAGGCCGCCAAGCCGGCCGAGCCGGCCGAGCCGGAAAAGACCGAAAAGACCGAAGAGACTGCCGGCGCTGGTGCCGATGGTGATGGGCACGCCGGGCAGGGCGGCGAGAACGCGGACGACATCTGAGGCGGCATGCGTTCCCATCGGGACATTAAGCGTCAGGCGCGCCGGGACCTTCACGACAGAGCGAAGGTCCCGGCGCTCTATATCGAGTCAACGGGTGCCGATCCCGTTCCTGTCACCGTGCGCATTTTCGACAAGTTCCAGGCGCTCGGGGACATCAAGGGCACCAACCAGCAGTACGCGGAATTCGACGACAACATGCCGCGCATCATCTTCATGCGCGCCGACCTGCCATCGCCGAAGCGCGGTGCCATCTTCTCGATCGAACCCGGTGAGGCCTACCGCCTGGACAGCGCCATGGCGACAGACGATCTCACCATCACATGGCATGTCGTCAAGCTTGATGCCGAGGACGCGGACGGCCTGCCAGTGCCGGAGGCGGGCTGATGGCGAGCGAGATCTACGGTGTCGCCGTCGAGGGCTTGTCGAGCCTCTCGGATTTCGATCATCTGCCCGACAACGTGCTCAAGGCCGCGCGCCTGGCCGTCAATGCGACCGCACGCCGCGGCGTGCCTGTGGCGGCGCGCTCGATGGAGCGCCAGGTCAATTTCCCGCGCGGCTATCTCACCGGCCAGGATGGACGTCTGACGATCAGCAAGTTTGCCTCTGCCAACGACCTCGAGGCCCGCATCAAGGGCCGTGACCGCCCGACGTCGCTGGTGCGCTTCGTGCGCGGCTCGGCCAAGACTGTTGGCAAGCGCTCTGGCGGCGTCACCGTCGAGGTCAAGCCCGGTCAGGCCAAGCGCATGCCCGGTGCCTTCGCGCTTCAGTTGAAAAACGGCAACATCGGTCTGGCGCTGAGGACCAAAAGCGGCAGGCCGCCGTCGATGGGCGCCAAGTTGATCGGCAAGGGTCTGTATCTGCTCTACGGCCCGTCCGTCGACCAGGTTTTCGTGAAGACCAGAGAATATGTCGGCGACGAGCTCGAAACCTACATGGAACGCGAGTTCGAGCGCCTTGTGGAGCTTGGGCTATGAGCGATCCGATCATCTATGACGATCCCTTCCGGCTGCGGGTGCAGAAGGCCCTGGCCGCCGCCATCGGCAGCGTCAGCATTACCGGTGGCTACCATTTCGATCTGGCCGGCAAGGTGTTTCGCGGACGCGACCTTTTCGGCGACGCGAGCGATCCACTGCCCATGGTGTCGATCCTCGAACCCCCGTTGCCGATCGACCAGTTGCGAAGCCCGCCGCTGGCATCGGAATCAAGCGGCGATTGGGACCTGCTCCTCCAGGGTTTCGTCAAGGACGATCCCGAAAACCCAACCGACCCGGCGCATCTGCTCATGGCCGACGTCAAGCGCCGACTGGCCGTGGAGAAGGCAAGGCTCATCCCCGGCAGCGCCGGCATGAGCGACCCGTTCGGCATGGGCAGAGGGCAGATCGTCAACGGCAAGGCCGTCAACTCGATCACCGAACTTAAGATTGGCCCTGGCGTCGTGCGCCCGCCAGAGCTTGGCGTTTCCACAAAGGCGTTCTTCTGGCTCGGCCTCAGCATGAAGATTGTTGAGGACATTTCGCAACCGTTCCTGTAAAAGGGAATTCAACCGCCTGTGGATCAGGCGTACTAGGAGTGGAACATGGGAAAGATCACCAAATATACGCTCGGCCGCGGTGAAGTGCATTTCGCGCAGTTCCTGCCGGACACGCAGACCCCTGGCGGTTACCGCTACCTCGGCAATTCGCCGGAACTCTCGTTCAACGTCGAATCGGATGCGCTGGAGCACTACAACTCCGACCGCTTCATCAACGAGATGGACGCTTCGATGACGCTCAAGACGACCCGTTCGGGTCAGATCGTCACCGACGAAATCCTCGCCGAAAACCTCGCACTGTTCCTCTTCGGCAACTCCGACACGACCAGCGTCGCTGGCGGTGCCGTGGTCGACGAAATCATTGAAGGCGTCGTGCTCGATCGCGGTTACACGCTTGGCGTCAGCGACAACGATCCGATCGGCGTGCTGAAGGTCGCCTATCCGGGCACGGGCGGAACGCTGTTCTCGGTGAAGAATTCGGCCGGCTCCACGACCTACGTTGCTGGCGACGACTATGTCTGGAACGAGACCTCCGGCCTGCTGACGCCTCTGAGCGGCGGCGACATCACCGAAGGCCAGGACATCAAGGTCGGTTACACCGAGCTTGCCTACAACTACGAGCGCATCGTCTCGGCCGGCGAGCCGATCGCGGGCGCGCTCAAGTTCATCGCCTACAACCCGGCAGGCCCGTCGCGTAACTGGCTGCTGCCGTGGGTGCAGGTCAGCCCGAACGGCGACCTGAACATGAAGGGCGACGACTGGCAGAAGCTGCCCTTCAAGTTCCAGATCCTGCGCAAGGGCGCGCTCGAAGCCATCTACGTCAACGGAACTCCGTTCACGCCCTGATATTCAACTATGCCCTGACGCATTCTAATGTGAGTTGAACAAAAATGGCCCTGAAGTATACACCACAGAACGGCAGGATCGATTTCGGGGACGACGATTTTATCGAAGTCCGCGGTCTCGACGTCGCCGACATTACCCAACTCTTCGAAGTCAACCAGGACATGGTTGCGACGATCTACGACAAGGTCGTCGGCCGCGATCCGAAGTCCTTCACGCAGGATGACGTCACAGCCATCTATGCGGAAATCTCCGTCGCCTTTCCGGCCGTCGTCAACCACGTCATCGCCATGGCGGCAGACTCGCTCGACCAGTTCGCGATCGTGTCGAGACTGCCGCTGGACGTGAAGATCGCCGCCCTGGAGAGGATATCCATTCTCACCTTCCAGATGAGCGGTGGCCTGGGAAACTTCTTAGAGATCGTGATGCGCATCGCAGGGAGGGTCCGCGGTCTCGTCAAGAATATAAAGGCCCCCCTGCCTTTGGAGAATGGCTCCTCGGACTCCACGGCCAGGTAAGCCTTCTCCTCGACCACGGCCACCCTGACGCCCGTGACTACACGGTCGGAAAGATGTGGCTGGAAAGTCAACTCGTGGTGGACCGGATCAACAACCGGATCGCCACGGAGGCCACGGTGTTCAAGATGGCAATCACGACCGCTGTGGCCGCGGTCTTCAGCAAGGACGGCGGCTCCTCCGCGAACGAGGCATTCGCCGAACTGATAAGGGGATTGAGCGGCGATGAGTCGTGATGTTGAGCTCATCATCAAGGCCAAGGACGCGGCCAGTGCCGCCATCAACGACATCAAGTCCGCGCTCAAGGAACTGACCGGCGCCCAGGACAGCGTTGGCAAGAGCGCCGAGAAGACGGACTCGCTGCTTTCCAAGCTCGGCCAGGAACTCGCCAATCTCAAGCGCGATGCCTCGAACCTGACGTCGTTCGGCCGCATCGCCTCGGAACTCGACAAGACCGAAGCCGCCGTCACCCGGCTCGAATCCGGCCTGCGCGATTCCGCCGACGCCTTCGCCAAGGTCGCCCGCGATCGGGCAGAAGCCGAGAAGGGCGTCAACCGGCTGCGCGGCACGCTCGAGGCGGAAGAAAAGGCGCTCAAGCAGAACAGCGCCGCATTCCGTGAGAGCCGCAAGGAACTCACGGAAGCGAACCGGCTTCTGCAGCAGGCGCAGCGCAACCAGGATCGCTACAACAAGTCGATCCAGGCGACGCCAGAGGTCAAGCGCAGTCCGGCCGTGGCGTCGGCCGGCACCTTCATCGCCGCCGATCTCGACGCCGCGCGCGTGCAGCAGGAACGCCTTGCGGCCGACGTCGCCCGCCTCAAGAACGAGGTCAACGGGTCGAAGACGGCAATCGCCGCGCTCAAGCCCGAAATCGCGGCTGCCGCATCGAACGAACGCACGCTGTCGCTCGAAACGGAAAAGGCGGTGGGCTCGCTCGATCGTCAGCGCGAGAGCCTGACAAAGGCGCGCACCGGCCTTGCCGAGGTCAAGGGCGCCGCTGGCGAGGCCAGCAAGGCGCTTGGCGGCATGGCGGTCGATCAGGACAAGGTTGCCGCCGCCGCAAGCCGCACCGCGGCCGAGCTTGCCCGCACCAAGGCGCGTATCGACGCGTTGGCGAAGACGCCGCAGACGACGGCGCCGACCACGCCCGACACGACGCGCACCTTCACCGAGCAGCGCCGGCAGTTGCTGGAACTCAAGCGCGATTGGGTCGAGGCGCAGGCCGAGGTCAAGCGCCTGGCGGTTGCCATGCGCGACGCCGAGCAGCCGACGATCGAATTGGGCACCGCCTTCGGCCAGGCGCAGGCGCGCGCGCGGCAGGCCAAGGAAGCCTATGCGCAGCAGCAGGCGGCGCTGGCACAACTGGCGGCGGCCGGCCGATCGAGCTTTTCGACCTTCAACCAGTCGGCGGCGTCGGCTGGCGGCGCGCTGCGTGCCATCAAACCGGCTGCGGACGGCGCAGGCGCGGCGATGGGCGGTGCTGCTACCGGTGCCAACGGGCTGCGTTCGGCGCTGTCCGGCGTCTACGGCGAGTCGCGCAAGTCGCTGTCGCTGCTGCAACGCCTGCGCGGCGAGGTGCTGTCGCTGACGGCTTCCTATGTCGGTCTCTACGCGGCCGGCAACCAGATCGGCGGCGTCATCAACTCGTTCAAGACACTCGAAGCGGCGCAGAGCCGTCTCGGCGCGGTGTTCAATCAGGACACCAGCAAGGTCAGTCAGGAACTCGATTTCCTGCACCGCGAAGCCGACAGGCTCGGCATCTCGTTCGGCACCTTGGCCGACGAATACGGCAAGTTCGTCATCGCCGCCGACGCCGCGAATTTCTCGGCTGGCGCTACCAGGAAAATCTTCCTGTCCGTCGCCGAGGCCGGCCGCGTCAACAAGCTGTCGATCGACCAGATGCAGGGCGTCTTCCTGGCGTTGACGCAGATGATCTCGAAGGGCAAGGTCTCGTCGGAAGAACTGCGCCGCCAGTTGGGCGACCGCTTGCCCGGCGCCTTCAACATCTTCGCCGACGCGATCGGCGTGTCGACGGCGCAACTCGACAAGATGATGCGGCAGGGCGAGGTTCTCGCCAACCAGTCGACACTGGTCGCCTTCGCCGATCAACTAGACAAGCGCTTCGGCTCGCAACTGCCGGCCGCGTTGCGCACGGTGACGACCGAGATCGACCGCTTCCAGAACAACCTGTTCGAGGCGCAGTTGCAGGTCGCGCAGGGCGGCTTCATCGACGGCCTGAAGAACGGTCTGATCGAACTGAACAGCTTCTTCCGCAGCCGCGAGGGCCACGATTTCTTCCTGTCGCTCGGGTCCGCGCTCGGCAAGTTCGTCAGCGTGCTCGGCCAGGTGCCGAAATATTTCGACGAGATCAAGGTTGCGATCGAGGCATTTGTCGCGTTCAAGCTGGCCGGCATTTTCAACAGTCTCATCGTGTCGCTTCGCACGACACAGGGATCGCTGAGCGGCGCCGCAGCGTCCTTCTTCACCTGGAACGGCAACCTCAAGGCCGCCGAAAACGCGATTATCCGTTTCAGCGCCTCGGCCAGACCGGTTGGCGCCGTGCTGGCCGGCCTGCGGGCACAGCTTCTCGGCGCAGCGACAGCTGGCGGCATTGCCGGCGCGCGGTTTGTCGCGATGCAGGCTGGCCTGTCGGCCCTGCGCGCGCTTGCGGGGTTGGTCGCCGGCTCGTTCCGGCTGCTGTGGACGGCGATCGGTGGACTGCCGGGTCTGATCCTGACCGGCATTAGCTTCGCGCTCGGTTCCTGGCTCACCCAGGTCGACGACACCACTGCCGCGATCGACGAGCACAAGCGCATCATGGGCGAAGTGATCGCCGCCTACGAGAAGGTCAAAGGCACCGCCAAGGATTGGGGACAGGAAGTCCGCAACGTCACGCTCGACCAGGCCATCGCCAATCTGCGCAAGATGGGCGAGGTGCTCGACGAAAACCGGCAGAAGCTGAAGGCGATCAACGCTTCAGACTTCTTCTCGTTCAACGGATTGCAGCGGGCCAATCCGGGCGACGCGGCGATTGCCGTGCAACTGCGCGACCTCAAGAAGGAGGTCGACGGCGGCAAGCTGTCACTGGCCGATTTCGTCGATCAGGTCGATGTCCTGTACAGGAAGATCAACGACGACACGCTCAAGCAGTGGGCAGAAACCCTGTTGGCCAGTGGTCGCGCCGCCAGGGACAGCGAAAAGGATCTCGGCAACGCAGCGCTGACGGCTCAGAAGCTCGGCGACGCATCGAAAGAGACCGGCGACATCGTCAAGCAGACCGGTGCGTCGATCGAGAAGCTGGCTGACCAGACCGACGACGCCGCCGATTCGCTGAGCAAGGCTGCCGACAAGGCCAAGCAGTTCGACGACATCCTGACCCAGATGAAGAAGCTCATCCCGGATGTCGGCAAGGAACTGAAGAACCTCGGCGAGATCGACGCGCTGGAAAAGCAGTATCAGGCGGCGGCGAAGCTCGCCACGACGATGAGCCAGATCAACGGGCTCAACGAGCAGTACGCGGCATCGCTGAACGGCATTATCGACAAGACGTTCAATGCCAACAGCAACATCGTCAACACCATTGCCGGCATCGAGAGCGGCGGCAGCGCCAGTGCCAAGAATCCGAATTCGTCCGCCACCGGGCTCGGCCAGTTCATCGAGTCCACCTGGCTTCGGATGTTCAAACAGTATTTCCCCGATCGCGCGCAGTCGCTGACCGACGCAGCGATCCTCGAGCTCAGGAAGAACGAGACCGTATCGCGCCAGATGATCGCGCTCTACGTCCAGGAGAACGCAAAGATCCTGCAAAAGGCCGGTGTCGCGGTTACCGACGCCAACCTCTATCTGGCGCATTTCCTTGGGCCGGGCGGGGCGACGAAGCTGCTCAAGGCGCCTGCGGGCACCAAGACCCAGGACGTACTCGGGCCGGCGCAGATTCAGGCCAACCAGTCGATCCTCGGCGGCAAGACCGTCGATCAGGTCATCGCCTGGGCGCAACGCAAGGTCGGACTTTCTCAGGAAGAAGTCGCCGTCAACAAAGAACTCGCCGAGATTGACAACAAGCGGGCACAGAAGGCGAAGGACTACAACACCGACCTGGAAGCCCGTCTGGCGACGATGGCCGACGAGGTCGCCAATGATGGCCAGCTTTCGCGCGAGGGTTTTGTCCAGAAGGCGCTAGCCGCCGAAATGAAGCGCGCCCGCGAGGCCGAGGTCACGCTGACCGATCAGCAGATTGCCAAGATCAAGGAACTCGCCGGCAAGGAATACGACATCAAGCAGGCCAGGCGCGAGGGCAAGGCCGATATCCAGGAAGCCAATGCCGCTTTGCAACAGGCCGTTGCCCTGTCGCAGCAGCGCGCCGTGCTTCAACAGCAGTTCAACCAGGCACAGAAGTCCGGCGATGCCAGCAAGGCGACATCGCTGGACGGACAGATCCAGAGCGTCAACACGCAACTGCAGGAGGCGATCGACAAGGCGATTGCCATGTGGCAGGCGATCGGTGGCCCGCAGGCCGACGTCGCGCTGACCAAGCTCGATACGCTCAAGATCAAGGCGTCGTCCGCGGCGAATGGCCTGAGCTTCCTCGGCCTGTCGACGCAGCAGATCGGGCAACTTGCCAACAGTTTCGCCGATGGCTTTGTCGGCATGTTCGACACGTTCTTCCAGGGCCTCGACGAGGGCAAGTCGAAGACCGAGGCGCTACGCGACGCGTTCCTGAAATTCGCCGCCGACTTCCTGCGCCAGATCGCGCAGATGATCATCAAGCAGGCGATCCTGAACGCTTTGCAGAGTCTCGGCATTCCTGGCCTCGGCGGCGGCGGTGGTGGCCTTCTGTCGAGCCTCTTCCATTCCGGATCGACATCCGTTGGCAGCACGTCCGCGCAGACCCGCAGCGTGTCGCCGGCCCTGTTCGCCAATGCCGTGCGCTACCACCAGGGCGTTGGCTCCGTAGGCCTCAAACCGGGCGAGATGCCAGCGATTTTGAAGCGGGGCGAAATCGTCGATCCAGGCGACGGCTCGATTTTCGCAAAGATGTTCGGCGGCGGTGACGGCGGAAAGGCTGGCGGCGCCACCAATGTCTACAACCTGTTCGATGCAGCCAGCTACCTCTCGGAAGCCCTGAAGTCGAAGGTCGGCGAGAAGGCGCTGCTCAACTTCGTCAGCGCCAATCCGGCAGCGTTCAAAGCAGCACTGGCGGGGAACGGCTAGATGCCGCGGCTATGGAACCTGCCGGTCAATTGGCGCGAGAGCTACAGCGTCACCCTGACCTTGAAGACCGAGCCGATCACTTCGCGCAGTCGCCGTGAGCAGCGGCGCGCCTGGCGGCAGACGCCGCGCAAGCAGATCTCGCATCTGGTGACGTGCCCGAAGGAACGCTACCTGCTTCTGGCGCAGCATATGAGCGCCGGCCAGGGTGGCGAGTTCTACGTGCCAGACATGTCGTTGGTCATCTACACGACATCGGCCGCTCCGGTTACCGGCGATCGTCTGACCGTTGAGGAAGCGCCGTTTTGGGCCGTCGCCGGTACTAAGGCGATCCTGATGACGCCAGGTCTCTTCGTGCTGAAGACCATCTCGTCGGTTGACGGCAGCGACATCGTGTTCGAGGAGATGTTCGACGAGGCGTGGCTGCCCGGCGCGAAGATCGTGCCCGCGCTGCTCTCGCACGTCCAGACCCAGGTCGACAGCCGCGCCATCGGATCGAGCGTCGTCGAACTAACCGTCTTGATCGACGTGGAGCCTGGCACCGAGGTCGTCGAGACCCCGGATTTGCCGACCACGGTCTTTAACGGTCGCGAGGTCTTCGAGCTCAAGCCGAATTGGGCCGAACCGCTCGGCCTAACCTTTGTCTCGGGTCGCGAGACTGTCGATTACGACATGGGTCGCACGGCGGACTTCCTGCCGAGCGCGTTCCCCGAAGAACAGATCAAGGCGGCCTATCTCGGCCGAGGCCTCGAGGAGATCAAGGCCATCCGGCATTTCTTCCTGCGCATGATGGGTCAGCAGGACGAGTTCTACATGCCGACCTGGATGCGCGACATCGTGCCAAAGAACGCACTGACGTCGGCCGGCACGACGATGACCGTCGCCGGCACGGACTTCGCCGCGGCCTACAACGATACGGTCCACAAGGCGATTGCCGTCTTCCTCAACGACGGAACGGTGCGATACCGCAAGGTGTCCTCGCTAGCCGTCGCTGGCTCCGATTCCGTCATCACCTGTGTCGGCACTTGGGGATCGAACATTCCCCTAACCTCCATCCGCATGGTGTCGTGGATGCCGGTGTGGCGCCTTCTCTCCGATGGTCTGGTGCTCGAATTCCTGACGCAGAGCGTGGCGCAGACGACGCTGTCGATGAAGACGCTCGAAGATCTGGCGGGGGATTGATAAATGGCGTTCACCCTTTTCGAAAAGAGCCGCCGCAAGGCCCGTCCGGCCGAACTGATCCTGTTCGTCTACGGTGAGGCACCAGGCTCGTATTTCGCCTACACAAATGCCGAGCAGGAAATTACCCACGACAGCCTCACCGATCCGGACACGGGTGATCCGATCGCCGTGACCTATGAACCAGTGGCCGTCACGCGCGGCTCGATCAATGCGTCCGGCAACCTCGACAAGACGGCACTGCAGTTGCGGTTCCGGCGCGACATCGAACTGGTGGAACTGTTCCGTGTCTACCCGCCGAGCCAGGTGGTCACGGTCACGATTCGCGAAGGCCACGTCAACGATCCGGACGGCGAATTCCTAGTCGTGCATGCCGGCAAGGTGCTGTCGGTCGGTCGCGAGGGCAACGAGGCTGTGATCGGCTGCGAGCCCATCACCAGTTCCATGCGCCGGCCGATGCCGATGAGAAACTACCAGCGCGGCTGCAATCTGGCCCTCTACGTGCAGGGACCGGGCATGTGCAACGCTGACAAGGCACTGGCTACCGTGGTCACAACGGTCGACTCGCTCGGCACCACATCGGTCGCGCTGCCCTCCGGCTGGAACGGACTGATCGACCCGGTCAAATACCGCAAGGGGTTGGTCGAGTGGGTCGGGCCGGCCGGCAACACCGAAATCCGCGAGATACTGTCAGTCGGAGTCGACGGCGTGACGCTGACGATTTCCGGCCTCATTCGTGGGCTCATTGTCGGCCAGGAGATCAAGGTCTCGCGCGGCTGCACGCATCAGCAGGACGACTGCATTACGCACACCGAATCGGTGACCGGCCAACCCAACATCTGGAACTATGGCGGGTGCGATGACATTCCGCTGAAAAACCCGATCGGCTTCGTCAACCAGTTTTATTGAGCCGCTTGCGCTTGCCGGTGTATTCAACTAAATGTGGATTAAATCATCCATGGGTGGACAAGTGTTCAGGCACGGCGCGCTCCGCAAGAAACTGGCCAAGCGGGTGAACCGCCTGCTTCTTGCCGCGCACGACAATGAGACGTTTCGCGATCTTGTTTTCCGCTTCCTAGGTGACGAGCGCGGCGCGTGGTTCCTGCTTCTGCTTATCGGTCTGGCACTCAACATCGTCGCCTATCTCATCATGCCGCGGCCGAAACAGGCCAAGCCAGAAGCGGCCAAGGATATGGACGATCCGACCGCTGACGCCGGACGCCCGATGCCGTGGTTGTTTGGCACGGTGATGATCAAGGGTCTCAACGTCCTGAAGTTCACCGACAAGAACACGCGCACCTATTCGGTGAACGCGTGAGCGACAAGGTGACCATCTCGGACATCCGCCGCGCCGGCCATTGCGTATCGGGCGCCAAGGCGTGGTTTGAGCGCCACAATCTCGATTTCCGAGACTTCATCAAGAACGGCATAGACGAAGAGACGTTTCTTGCTTCCGGCGACGCTCTAGGTGTGGCCGTCGTCGAGCACAAGCGGAAGCTCGGCAACGATGGGTAAATCCAAGCCGAAACAACAGGTCGCCGAATACCGCATGTCGATCCACTTCGGCATCTGCGCAGGCGCCGTCGACTATATCTCGCGCATTGTCATCGGTGAAAAGGAAGCCTGGAAGGGACGCGTCGACTCCCTGACCGGTTTCCGCGTCAACAAGCCAGATCTGTTCGGTGGCATCAAGAAAGAAGGTGGCGTCTCAGGAACGGTCACCTATCTGCCGGGTGACGTCGATCAGGTCATGCCTGAAGCGCTTGCCGCAAAGTATGGCAAGACCGCAGCGACGATGCCCGCCTATCGTGGCCTGTCGTCGGTCTTCTTCACCGAAGGCCCATCATCGACCGGATCGGGAACATTCCTGGACCAGATCCGCGATTGGCTTGCTGGCATCTTTTCCTCGTTCGCAGGCTCGGATCGCAAGGGTTTCTACTGGACGGCGAACTCACCCTATCTGCGCGGCGTCTGGGTGGAAGCGGCTCGCGCATCGATCGGGCTCGAGCCGGCCTATGCGCGCATTTTCCGAGATCCGACGACCGAGAATGTGGCGCTCTATTTCGCCATCGATATCTCTTCGTCCATCGTGGGCGTGCGCATAAACGCATTGAAAAGATGCCTTCATGACGCCGTCGCCTATCTGCGCGCCCGCACTGACCGCAGCCAGGACATCTGCTTCGTTTCCTTCTCGACTGACGTCGTCAACTCGGTGACCTTCCGAAACGCGTCATCGGCCGATTTTGATGCGCTGGACACCTTCATCGACGACCTGATCGGCGCCGGCACATCCACGGACTTCAGCAAAGGCGCCAGCCAGGCAGCGACGTTCTTTGCCGGTGCCGGCAGCAAGATCCCTGCTGTCATCTTCATTTCCGACAACGCCGATCAGAGCGGTGACCACATCATTGGTGCAAGTGCCGCAAAGAGCGCGCTCGACGACGTACCTGTGTATTGTTTCCGGGTATGGGGCGCTGGCGACACGACCATGGTGGCCAACTTCCTCGGGACGCTGGATAACACGGCTCAGGACGGCATGCCTGTTTTGATGTCGTCGACATCGAACGGTCTGGTATCGGGGCTCAACCCCTCTCAAACGCTGATCCCGTTCGACAGCAATCCAGCTCACATGATCTACGAGCTCCTGCCCTACACCGACCGGGGCAGGTCTTCGGCAGGCACCGACAAGGCGTCGTTCGAGGCTGCCGCGCTGACGCTCTTCAACGAGCGGTTTGGCATTTCGCTGCTGTGGAACCGGCAGTCGACGGTCGAGGATTTCGTCAAGGAGATTCAGGACCACATCGAAGCGGCGATCTTCCTGAACCCGAAGACCGGCCTGCTGACGATCAAGCTGATCCGCGGCGACTACGATCCGGACACTGTGCCGGTGTTCACCGTGGACAACTGCGTCGTCACCAACTTCTCGCGCAAGCTATGGGGCGAGACGATCAACGAGATCGTGGTGACGTGGACCAACCCGGAAAACGAGGAGGAAGAGACCGTCACTCAGCAGGATCTTGCCAACATCTCGGTCCAGGATGGCAAGATCATTTCCGACAGCCGCAACTATTACGGCATCCGCAGGAGCGATCTCGCGGCCTTCACCGCGCAGCGCGACCTGCGCGTGGCGGCAGCGCCGCTCGCCTCGTGCGACCTGGAATGCGACCGCACAGCATGGGACCTCCTGCCGGGCGACGTGATCAAGCTGGTGTCGCCAGAAGACGGCATAGCGGCGATCTTCATGCGCGTCGGCCCGATCGACTACGGCAAGCCGGGCGATTCCAAGATCAAGGCCTCGCTCGTCGAGGACATCTTCTCGCTGCCGCTGGCAGAGTATTCCTTGCCACCGCCGCCAGCGACGGATGATTCCTCAGAGCAGCCGGCGCCGGCTGCGTTCGCCTACATCTTCACGCTGCCCTACTATTTGGTAGTGCACGAAATTGATCCTGCCGCATCGGCGGGGATCGACTATCCGGTGGTATTCGCAGGCGTGCTTGCGGGCCAGAGTGGCAGCGACACGCATGAATTCGAACTGATCGGCAAGACCACCGACACGCTCGGCAATGTGGTGTCGGAGGATATCGGCTCGCGATCGATCGCGTCGCACGCCACGCTGTCAGCCGACCTCGCCGAGGAAGCCGAGTCGCTTATCGCCAGCTTCCCCGGCCGGACGACCGGCGACGGCCCTGTGGTCGGTGGCTTCGTGGTCATCGGAGACGGCGCGGAAAGCGAGGTCGAGTTTGGACTGGTGACCGTCGCCGACGACACTGGCTACACGATCCGCCGCGGTGTTCTGGACACGGTGCCGCAAGCCTGGCCGAGCGGCTCGCCGGTCTGGTTCCTCGGCGACGGCCTCGACTTCGTCGACAACGAGCAGCGCTCGGACGGCGAGACCGTCGACTACAAGATCCTGCCGCGCACGTCGCTCGGACTGCTCGACGAGGACGCGGCTTCATGGATCTCGACGACGCTGACCGGCCGCCCGTGGCTGCCGTTCCGGCCAGCTGACGTACATGTAGATGGAATCGCTTTCGGCGATGTGGACGCTACGGCACTGCCGCTGATCCCGGTGACCTGGTCGGATCGCAACCGGCTGACCGAGGACAGCATCGTACTGGCCTGGGACGCGGCGACTGTGACGCCGGAAACGGGGCAGACCACGGTCATCCATCTCACCGACAGCGCCGGCACTGTCGTTCACACCTACAGCGGGATCACCGCCACCAGTTTCGACGTCGATCCTGCCGATTTCGGCAGCCTGTCGTCAGGCTACATCGTCGTGAAAAGCGAGCGCGATGGTCTGGAATCCCTGCAGGGCGTGCGCCGCCGCGTCGTTCTCATGAGTTCGCTGTTGCTCTCGGGAGACCAGCAGGACGGCGCTGACCATATCGCGCTGTCCGGCGACCAGGCACCAGGCATCATTCTCATCTCAGGATCGTAGGGGAAGGCAATGGCTGATAAGGAAATTGGCGATCTGCCAGCGGCAAGTCTGCCACTTGCTGGCACCGAGCTTCTGGATGTCGTCCAGGCAGGCAACAGCCGCAAGGTCGCAACGGCCGACCTGGCGCTGTTGCCGAGCATGCTCGACACGGACGGAACGCTTGCCGCCAACAGCGACAGCAAGGTTCCGACGCAAAAAGCCGTCAAGACATATGCCGACGCTCTCATTGCCGCCAATGACGCCATGGTCTTCAAGGGCGTCATCGACTGCTCGAGCAATCCGAACTACCCGGCAGCTGACAGAGGCCACCAGTATCGCGCCAGCGTTGCCGGCAAGATCGGCGGTGCGTCCGGCGTCAACGTCGAAGTCGGCGACATGATGCTTTGCATCACGGATGGAACTGCTGCCGGCAACCAGGCGACAGTTGGATCGGCCTGGTCGATCATCCAGACCAATCTCGACGGCGCAGTCATCAACACGCGCCAGGTCATTGCAGGCGCCGGTCTGACGGGCGGCGGCGACCTGTCGTCCGACAGAACGCTGGCGCTCAACACCGATGCCCGCACCCGCAACATCTTCTATGTCATCGACGGCGGCGGCGCCGCGATCACGACGGGTATCAAGGGCGACCTGCCCATCCCCTTCGCCTGCACCATCATCGAGGCGGATGTGCTGGCCGACCAGGTGGGCTCGATCGTCATCGACATCTGGAAGAACACCTATGCCAACTTTCCGCCGACCGTCGCCAACACCATCACGGCTGCGGCCAAACCGACACTGGCGAGCGCCGCCAAGGCGCAGGACGCGACGCTGACGGGCTGGACCACGGCGATCGCGGCCGGCGACATCCTGCGCTTCAACGTCGACAGCGCAGCAACGCTGACGCGCGTCACGATCGCCATCAAGGTAAGGATCAACTAAATGGCACTTCTCGATTTCTTCGGCTTTGATCATCTCCAGGCCAGCACGGCGCCAGACCCGGCGCTTTACCCGAATTGCAGCCAGTCAACCGCCAGCGGCTGGACCACTGGAACAGGTCTGCTTGGCGGCAAATCATTGCGATCGAATTCCGTTGCCCGAAATTTCCATTGGGACAAAGGCGTCAACTACTCGACCTTGATCGCCGCCGTGCGATTCCAGACGAACAGCGTTGCGGCTTCGGCAGTCCAGGACATCCTAGTTTTCTACGACGGCGCCTCGATCCAGTGCGGCATCTCGATCAACGCGGTCGGCAAGTTGATCTTCTGGCGCGGCACAAATGCCACCGTGATCGCAACCGGAACCACCACCCTCTCGCCGAATTCGTGGTATTTCCTGGAGGCAAAAGTCACTTTCCACAATACGACAGGTGCCTACGAAATCAGACTTGGCGGCACCTCGGAAATGTCCGGTTCCGGCGCCAACACCCGCAACACCGCCAACAACCAGGCATCCGGCATCCGTTGGATTTCCAACGCAGCCACAACCACGATGACCATGTTCGACATCGATGACATTTACATCGAAGACACGAGCGGCAGCGCTCCTTACGCCGATTTTCTCGGCGTCATCCGGGTCGAAACGGCCTTCGTCACCACAAACGATTCGGTGCAGTGGACGCCGCTGTCGTCGACCAATGCGAGCAATGTCGACGAAGTTCAGGTCGACGACGACACCACCTACAATTCTGATGCCACGGCAGGCCATATCGATCTGTTCAATCACGGCGCGCTGTCGTCGACGCCCGTCACGATCTTCTCCGTGGCCATCCGAAGCCGCGCCCGCAAGGACGATGTGACGGCGCGCACGTATCGCAACAAGCTGAAGTCGAGCACCACCGTCAGCAACGGCGCCACGGCCACGCTCGACACCACCTACAAGTGGATTCGCGACCAGTTTGACACCGATCCGAACACGGCGGCGGCATGGGCCACTGCCTCAGCCGTCAACAACAGCAAGATCGGCTACGAGGTCGTTTCCTGATGGCCGCGCAACGTTCAACTCAGGTCGTCCAGGAGACCTTGCTGTCGTATTCGAGTCTTACGACGTTACGCGCCACTCAGGTCGTCCAGGAGACGCTGCTGTCCTATTCCAGTCCGACAAATGCGCTCGTCAGTCAGGTGGTGATCGAGGTTTTGCGGTCGGTCGCCAGCACCAGCGTTTCGCCAAGCTTCGGCGGCATCATCTGAACCCTTGCAAGCCGTCCAGCAACCGACCAGATGATCAGCGTGCCCGCAATCGCGACATAGGCGTCAGCAGCATAGTGCCAGCCGAAGTAGACCGAGCCGAATCCGATGATGGCGAGATAGGTCCAGCCGATCACGCCAAGCCACCAGCGGCATGACGCAAGGAACAGTGCGTTCAGGCAGGTGAACGCGACATGGAGGCTAGGCATTGCCGAAATGCCGCTTCCGAGAAGTGTCGTGTCGGTGGCGTAGGCCTGCCAGAGATAGTCGGTGATCTGCAAAGTAAGTCGACCACCAGAGTTACTCGCCAGAGCGGCATCAAGACCGGCGAATCGATCACTGTCGAAAATGCGATCATAAAAGATCGGGCCGGCCGAGTTCCCGATCGTTCTGACGACGCCTCCAAGCAGGACGGCGATCCCGAGAAAGCTTGCGAGATACCTGTTGCGTAGCTTTGCCTGGTCCAGGAATGCGACAACCAGGAAAAGCCCGATCGTCCAGACGAACCAGAGTTGAGAATAGAGGGAGTAGTAAATCCGGTCGAACGTGGGACTATCGAACGCCCGAAGCAATTGCCACGGGTCGCCCCCATGGAGCCCCTGGTCAAGATCGGCAAGGATCTCATCGGCGAAGAACGGCACGGCCAGTGATATTTCATGCTTGAGCGCCGTGAAGGCTGCCGCGGTAAAAACAAAAGCGATCACAATGATGGCGGCACCTGGCAGACGAGTGCGCAGCTTGCGTCTGAGGAACATCATCGGAGCCCTCGGGCTGCGGACGATCGCGGCAGAAATCAAGCCGACAAGGAGCAGCAGTGGGATCGCAATCAGGAAGCGCCTGACGGTGTAGGCCGAGAGCGATGTCCAATAACTACCCGGAAAAACGGTTGCGATACAGATCGTATATATTAAAGCAACTGCTAATATGCTGCGACCTAGCTGATCGCGCGGTGCCAGGGATGATGCTTGCGCCACTCCTGAAGTTTCAAGCGTCTCTGCTCGTAGATCGGGACGAGCGGACCTTCTATCTGCACTTCCCTCGGTGCTTGGCGCAACCTCGCGTCCCAAATGCCTAGCGTCAGGCACAGTGCTGCTATTGTCCATATGACTGGCTTCCCCCAATAGAACCCGGTCATCTCTATAGCCTCCAATTCGACGATGGTTAAGCCTACCGCCAAAATCTTTCGTCAATCTTACCTAGCGTCCGACCGGTGGAATTTTCCTTTACCCGATCCGGGTGCCGTGCTACATGATTCAACTATCAGATGAATAGCTTATCTGCGGGTGGATCGGCTATGAACTTCTATCGCCTTTCGGGTTGCCTGAACCGGCTCTGCGGTGGACGCGGGGACCAGACGTTCTGCGCCCGCGTGGCCGAGCGCTACGGCAGTCAATGCCTGTTCTGCCGGCTGATGTCGCGGCTGATCGAGCCAGACCACTGCGCGCTGCAACTCGACAAGTGGCATGCGATCAGGAACGGCTGGGCGGACCCTTCCGCGCCGCTGGCGATCACGCGTTTCGTGCCCAACTGGCGCACGGTGCTGCGGCACTCCTATAGCCTGCACCTGAATGCCGGCTCGGTCGTCTGCTGGCTGGCGATCATGCTGGATTACGTCTGGCCGTTCACGGCCGATTACCTGCCGTTCCAGCCGATCGTTTTCGGCCTGCTCGGCGGCGCGCTCGCCATCGCGGCGATCTATGCGCGCTTCGTCCTTCAACCCCCGATTTCCGGAGCCCCCAATGCCAATCGGTAGGATCATGGCCAGCCTGCGCGGCAGGAAGGCCGTTCTCGCGGCTGCCGCCTTCGCCGTCACCAGCGGCTGGACCGCCTACATGGCCTCCGGGCCGGACCAGACCGTCGTCGCCATTCACCAGGCGATCGACAAAGGGCTGACCCCGCCCGCCGTCGAGCTTGCCGTCGACAAGCTGATCAAGCCCTGGGAAGGGCTGAAGCTCTACGCCTATCAGGACCAGGTCGGCGTCTGGACGATCTGCTACGGCGAGACGCTCGGCGTGCATAAGGGCATGCAAAAGACCCTCGCCGAATGCGAGGCTATGCTGACCAGGCGCGTCATCCACGACTATTACCTGCCGCTGGTCGACGGCGTGAAGGGTTATGGCGACGCGCCGGACTCCGTGCAGGCCTCGATGCTGTCTGGCGCCTACAATTTCGGCACGGCCGGCCAGTTGGGCTCCCGCGCCGCGAAGTTCGTCACAAGGCGTCAATACCGCCAGGCCTGCGAGGCGCAGACAGCCTGGAACAAGGCCAAGCACCAAATCGTGCCCGGCCTAGTGAAGCGGCGCGAGATGGGCGATGCGCAGCGCCTCGGCGAGGCCGAGCTTTGCGTGAGCGGCCTCTGATGGAAAACTTGCAGGCAGTCTTCACGCCGATCATCGCCAGTGCCCTGAAGATCGGCGCCGTCGCGGCGATCGTGCTCCTCGCATATCTGGTGCTGCGATGACCTGGTGGCTGCTTCTCGTTCTCGGCGGTGGCGGTGTTCTGGCACTGGTCGCCTCACAGCTTGGCGGCGCGGTCATCATCGGCTTCCTGCGCACCTGGCTCCTGCCGGTCCTCACCTTCACCATTCCCCTGCCCGTCTGGGCCTTCCTCGCCGCTGGCGGCTGGCTGTGGTTCGACAGGGACTCGGCCGTCCGCACTGCGGTCAACAAGGCGGTCACGCAGATGGTGGCCGGGGCGCAGTTGGAAGCGCTGCAGGCGCAACTGATCGAGGAACGCCGCATCCGTCAGTGGAGCGACAGCCAAGCCGAGGAAAAGGCTCGCATTGCCGACGCGGAGCAGTCAGCCCGCGTCGACCTGCAAACCAAACTCACCCTCACCGACAGCAGGCGAAAGGGCCTTGCCGATGAACTGGCCGAACTCAAGGCGCGCGAAGCGAAGCGCCAACAGGACAGCAAGGGCGCCATCGCTCCTGAGTGCGCTGTTGATGATTTCCTTTTTGGGCGGTTGCGCAACAAATAAGCAACTCTTCGACCAAGCCTACGTGCAGAAGGCCAAGGCCGATGCGGTGAAGATCGCACTGACTGAGGCCGAGAAACGCGTCCAGGAGGCCCGCAGGATACCCGTCTGGCCGCCCGAGTGCCGGCTTCACCATTACAGCGGCATCCTGCTCGACGACGGGATCTACGTGTCCAACGTCAAGGCGGACTCAGCGCTTAGCGACGCCAACGACCAGACCGACGCCTGTGCAGCGCTGTACGACAAATGGCGCGAGGCGCGCGAGCCGAAGAAGGCCGGCAAATGAAGCGTGCTGACAATGGTGAGGTTCCGGAGCGCCTGACGGAGGAGGAAATCCAGCGTCGCATCGCGATCTACGAAGAGACGAGTGGCAACATCAGCGCCACGGCGCGCCGGCTAGGCATCAAGCGCGCCTCCGTTCAGGGCTTGATCCGCCGCCTCAAGAGCCAGCAGTACGAATTCAAGTTCGACGGCGCGAAGCCGAATCCGCAACCGGAGCCGACGCCGCAGGAACGCTCCACCATTCAGGGTCTTCGCGACGAGATCGCCAGGCTCAAGAGCGAGTTGAGGGCCGCCTATCGTGCCGGCGCGGAAGAAGATGCCATCCTGAACCTCATCGGCATCATCAGCAAGGCAGCGGTCTCGCCGCCGACCTGGCTCAACGAGATCCGCGCCAAGAACGGCAAATCGCACCCCGAGGTGCCGATTGCCAATTGGGGCGACTGGCATTGGGGAGAGGTCATCCGGCCTGGTGCCGTCAATGGCTTCAACGAGTTCAATCGTGAGATCGCAAGGGAGCGCGTGCGACGTCTCGTCGCCAACACGATCGATCTCTGCCGCAACCATGGGCCTGGCAATTATCCCGGCATCGTCGTCAATCTGATCGGCGACTTCATCTCGGGTGGCCTGCATCCGGAGCTCGCCAAGAGCGACGAACTGGCGCGCATTCCGGCAGCACTGGAAGTGCGCGACGTGCTGGTGTGGGCGCTCGAGCAGATTGCCGACGAGTTCGGATCGGTCTTCGTGCCTTGTGTATCCGGCAACCATGGGCGCGACACGCCCAAACCGGAGTACAAGGGCTACCTGCATCACAATTTCGATTGGCTGATCTATCAGTTGCTCAGGCGGCACTTCGAAAACGATAAGCGCCTGACCTTCCTGATCGAGCCGTCGAACGAGGCCTATTACTCGGTGTTCGGGCTCCGCACGCTGCTCGTTCACGGCGACATGCTCGGCGTCAAGGGCGGCGACGGTATCATTGGCTCGATCGGCCCGATCATGCGCGGCGAGATCAAGACGCGCGGTCAGGCGTCGTCTCTCGGCCGACCTTTCGACATCCTGATCATGGGTCATTGGCACCAGGAACTCTGGCTGCCGCGGGCGATCGTCAACAACGCGCTCAAGGGCTTCGACGAATACGCCAAGGACAGCCTGCGCGCGGTGCCGTCCGAGCCCTCGCAATCGCTCTTCTTCGTCCACCAGAAAGGCATGATCACCTCCCGCTGGTCGGTTCGCGTTGATGAATTGAAGGCGCGCGAGAACCATGGATGGGTGGCAGTGCCAAGTGCAAAGGAAACCCACTGATGCGTAACATCTTCGCCTACACCGCGCCTGGCTGCGACATGCCGGAATTCCTTTCGATCAACGAGCACAACGGACAGGTGCAAGTCATGGCACGCAGCCGAGGCTTGTCGACGACAGTGTCCGTTCAGTTGGAGCCTGAACAGGTCAGAGCGCTCTATGCGGCCCTGAAAGCCGAGGTCTTCAAGGACGTTCTTGCCGAGACGGAAGGCTGACCCTCATGCGTCTTGTGATTTTGGAGTCGCCGTATGCGGGCGAGGTCGAGCGGAATGTCGCCTATGCCCGCCGCTGTGTCCGCGATTCGCTGCTCAGGAATGAGGCACCCGTCGCAAGTCACTTATTGTACACGCAACCGGGCATTCTGGACGACACCGTGCCAGCCGAACGGCAGCACGGCATCGACGCTGGCCTTGCCTGGCGCAAGGTGGCTGATGCGAGCGTCGTCTATGTCGACCACGGCATTTCCAAGGGCATGGACTACGGCATTGCCGCGGCCAAGGCAGCCGGCATTCCGGTCGAATACCGCAGCCTGGAGAAGTTCTGATGGACGACGCCCGCCTGATCGAGGAGTTCCGCCAGGAACAGCAGTTCCAGAACGTGCCCGACGCGCCGGCCGTCAAGCCTGCTAATCCCAAGCAACTCTATGGTGACCGGAAACCGCCGCTGTCCTACTTCCCGCTCTCTGCAATGCTCGCCGGGCTCGAGGCGCTCTATGACGGTGCCCTGAAATACGATCCGCACAACTGGCGCGACAATCCGGTCGAGGCCATGACCTATGTCAACGCGGCCGAACGCCACCTGCAACTCTACAAGGTCGGCGAGGCGCTGGCCCGCGACACCAAGGTCAGTAATCTCGGCGGCGTCATCGCCTGCGCCGCCATCCTGATCGACGCGGAAGCCCACAGCATGCTGATCGACAACCGCCGTCACAGCCAGGTCGAGGCGGATCTGCTGCATGAAGCCGAAGCATGGGTCGCTCGCCTCAAGGAAAAGCAGGCCGAGCGCCTGAAGGGGACACAATGATCGCCATCGACTACACCATCACGGTCGGCAACATACTGACCATCCTCGGCATGGGCGGCGGGCTGCTGGTCGGCGCCTGGCGACTGCGCGCCGCGCTCGACAAGCGCGTCAACGCAATCGAGACCGCTGCGGTGCTGAAAGCGTCGCAACGCGAGCTCGACGACGCCAAAGTCGAGATTGCCCGCAAGGCCGAGCAACGCGAGCTCGAAGGTCTCAGGCTGGAAATGGCCAGGAACTATGTCTCGGTGACGCATCTCGAGGCTGTCGAAGAGCGCATGACCGCCTCAATGAAGGTGGTCGCTGATGAAGTGCGTGGTCTGCGCTCTGACATCCTCTCCCTTTACAAGGAGCGGGCCGGCGCCGGCAGTTGAAAGCTGCGGCGCCGGTTCTGAACCGGAATTCAACCGGCGAGGGCCGCTGCGGCGAGATGGGTGAAGAACCCGCATTCGATTCCGGTGAATTTTTCGCCCTCGCCCATCGCCTTGGCGACGTGATAGAGCAAACCCGGATTGTCTGTTTCCGCCATGTGATTGAGCAGTTCGGCTGCGTATTTTCGGCCCGTGGCTGTATCGGCCGACCAGTCGCCGGATGCCTGAACATTCCACAGTTTCTTGTCATTGCCTTCCACGACAATGAAGGGTAGTGCGCCTAACTTTGTCATTGCTGTCTGAGATCCCGATTCAAGTTGTTGCCTGACATGCGAATTCTTCAGCCCGCGATGCGGCGTTCAGCCGTTCGTAGGTCAAATGCTTGGATCGGAATCCTTTTTACGCTGCAAGAATCCTGTCGGCGCGGCGGGGTTGCCACCCACATCAAACACCGCCTAGCAGGTCCAAACGCAGTTCTACTGGAAAACAAACCCCCGATCGCCAACCCCACCCCGCCGACCTCCTTATGTGCTTCCACTGGAGAAATTCAACGGTTAGTTGACTATAACCAAAGTGCGGTCGTTATCAAGCGCGAATATATCGCGGTGTAAAATAATCGTGAGGAATGCTTGAGCGCGGTGCTCAAATGCCACGCGGACCTTGCTGCTTCGACATGGTTATCCACAAGCGAAGTCCTTGATTCGCAACGCCTTCACTGGCGATCTTTAGCAGTTTCTTATCCATACCGTCATAGAACTGCTGCAACCAAATAACGGGGATGGCTAGCTGGAAGTCGCGCCGCAAATGCTGAAGTAGCTCCGGGATCGGCATCCCCGCAAGCCAAGCTGCGGCGGCGAACACCGCACCCGATTCTATTTCGGTTTGCTTATATAGGCCCATCAGCCGAACTGTCTCTTCTTCAGGCCATGAGACCAGCCGGAGCTCTTCTTTTGTTCCACAGGTCGAGCACTGTCACGGCAGGTCGGGCAGAAGTGTTCGTAATCGCGACCGTTCTTGCGGATCAGCCAGCCGGCGTTCTTGGCGTCGCCGACCATCTCCGTGAAATCGCCATTCTCGTATTGCCCATCCTGGTCGTCGCCGCATTCGTCGCAGCACAGCCAGCGCTCTGAGCCGATCCTGGTGATGCTCATTGGCTCTTCCCGATCGAAGTTGGGGCCTCGACGTATCCGTGCTTCCTGGTGGTCTCGCGCAGCGACCTGCAAGCCCGTTCCAGGGCCAGACGCGCCGGACGCTCGTCGCTCGTGTACTTGGCGCCGTCGAGCCGTGTCAGAGCTTCGGCAACGGCGCGTGCGTCGCGCACCAGCCTGGCGTCGGCGGCGAGCGGTATCTTGACGCGCACGATCGGCGGCAGCGTCGCCGCCGCGATCTGCCTTTTGACGATCGGCTCCAACGCCCTGGCCAGTTGGACCGCCATGGAACGCTCACGGGGCGTCGACTCTTCGACCATGCTCATCCAAGCAACTCCTCAAATAATCCACTGTCAGTTGAATTGATGTGCACGGGTACGGCATGCCTGTCGCCGTGCGGGCAGCCGCAGGGCATGCCGAGGTCGGCATCGCCGTAGAACCAGCCGCTGTTGCCGCAGTAATCGCATTCCGGCTCGCCGAGGAGGTCATCGAAATTGTCTGCCGGCGCGATCAGGCCGAGGCGGCAACGGATGTCGGCGGCATATTCGGCCTCCATTTCGATCAACACGGCTTTGCAGCCTTCATCGAGCGCGGCCTTGCCGGTGGTGCCGGTGCCGGCGAAGGGGTCGAGCACCGTGCCGCCCTTCGGCGTGATGTGGCGCACCAGCGACCTGATCAGGCCTGGCGGCTTCACTGTTGGATGAGCATCGATCGGCGCCCGCTTGCCGTCCGCACCGACGCAGCCGCAGGTTGGCCGGCCGATGAAACGCGTTCCGCAGCTGGTGCATTTGTTGATGCGGTCCTTCGACGATGCCTTGGCGTGATAGAGGATCGGCTGGCCGTCGAACGGGTAACTTTCGAAGAAGCGGGCGGCATTCGACGGAAAAAGCGCGGCAACTTCCGCTGACGCGTCGTGGGCGATGTTCGCCGGCCAGCGGCCGGGCGGATCGTAGTTGTCACGGTCTTTGCTGAACTTGCCGTAAATCTGGTTCTGCATCGGCCCGCTGCCGAAATCCGCATGACGGTTTTTGCCCTTGGACTCGGCCTCGTCGTCGTCGTCGTGGAAGGGCACGCGGCAACCATCAATGTTCACGGCTCCGACGCCATGCTTGAGGATGTTCAGGGCACCGTTCTTCTCGGAGAATGGCTTCTGGCCGACATAGATCGGTTCCAGCGCTGGTTTGCGCACCTGGCCGCCATAATGCCAGCCTTGCCACGCGGCGGCATCATCGGTCCCCGGCTCGTAGAGCCCCGGCTGGTATTCGCGGTTGTCGAGTTTCTCCCACGTGCCGTCCTTGTGCTGGTCGGCGCCGGGCCGAATGCGACGGACAGGATCGCCGGTCGGCACTGTCTTACCCTTGACGCCAAGCGCCTTGTCGACGGCAACAGCGGCGTTGTGGGCTTTCGGAAATCCGCTGGCGAAGCACCAGCCGATCATCGGATGGGTGATGAAGCCGGCGTCCTCGATCGCCGTCGCCATGCGGTGATAGGTGCGGCTCGAGGAGAAGGCGACGATGTAGCCGCCAGGCTTGAGCACCTGGAAAACGAGATGCCAGAACTCGGGATCGTTCTCGATATCGGTGCCGTCCCACGTCCGGCCCATAAATCCCTTGGACTGGCGCTGGAAGGCGCCGTCGCGGCCGGGCTTGGCCGGCTTGGCATTCTCCTTGCCGAACCGCTTGACAACGCTCTTGAGGCCGTATGGCGGGTCAGAGCAGACCGAGTCGACCTGCTCCCCGCGTTCGATCATACCGTTGAGCACGGCGCGGGCGTCGCCCTCATGAAGCGTGATCGCCTTCATCCCAACAGATCCTCGAAAACCGTGGCGCGCTGTTTCTTCGCCTCACGCTCGCCGGCCCGCCAGATGAGCAGCGCCGCCTTGCGGTCCCAACTGGCGTCCTCGATACGCAATGTCGGACTGGTGAACAGGCCGGGCTCGTGCTTGACGCTGTCGAGCATCGCTTGGAAGTCTTGCTCGAAGAAACGTTCGAACGGTGTCATCAGAGCAGGTCCGAGAAGTCGTCCTTCGGCGCTGGCGTATCATCGTGCGGCGGTGCCGGCGTCTTGATCGCCGGATTGTCCTTGCCGATGCCCTGGAAATCGTGCTTGTCGGGCTTCAACTGGCCAGTCTCGACGTCGAAGCTCAGGCCGGTCTCACTCGCCTTGCCGCCCGGATAGGCCTTGTCCAGTTCCTCGAGCAGCGGCGTCTTCTGCAAGTAGAAGCGGAAGGTCTTGTCGGTGCCCGGAAAGGGGTAACAGTCGAACCAGGGGTTGCCCTTGGTCTTGCGGATCGCGCCGCGCAGTTCGCCTAGTTTCATGTCAGTCGTCCTATCCTAGGAGATCGGCAAATTCGGTTTTCGGTATCTGAGCATGAGCCACCGGCATGGCGGCACGCAAAGCCGCTTCGGCGGTAGGTCCTTCGCCGCGGTAGGGCGATGGCATCTCGTTGCGCTTGTCGCGCAGAAAGCAGCGCCAAAGGCCGTCCACGCCTTCGTATAAATTGGACACCAGCAGCTTGCGGCGCTTGATCTCCGCGAGCAGCGAACCGGTGCTCATCAGAGGTCGATCCTGCTGACGACGAATTCCAGGGCAGCGGAAATCATGTCGCTGATCATCCAGCCGACAAAGGACCCGAGAACGAGCGTGCCGATGATGCTCATCGTCACACCATCCCGAGCGCGGCTTTGTATAAATCGAGGATCGACTCCTCTTCCTGCCGCTCGGCCTGGTCCTTCTTGCGCAGGCGGATGATGGCGCGCATCGCCTTGACGTCGAAACCGGTCCCGCGTGCCTCCTGGAAGACCTCGCGGATGTCGTCGGAGATCGTCTTTTTCTCCTCCTCGAGCCGTTCCACCCTTTCGATGAAAGCGCGCAACTGGCCGGCCGCGACGGTTTGGCTGGTCTCGGTAATGTTGTCCTCCTTGGACACGCCGCGACCGTCGCCGCCCATCAGGTCGTCATCAACGCTCTTGCCCATCGTCCTTGTCCTTTCTCGTTGCGGGGCTGCGCAGCGCGGACGTGTCGCGCCTGAACGCGACGGCGTGTCCGGTACGCTCGACGCCAAGCATGGCCTTCAGGTCCAGGCCAGTAACCGCGTCGCTGAATGTGTAGGATCTCTCGTCCATGGTTGATCTGTTCAACAGTAAGTTGAATTTCAAGTCAAGCGGAATCAGGGTCGGCCGACCTCGAGGAACGGCACCGTGCCGCTCGGCAGCATCGACGTCGGAAGCTTGCCGTCCCACCGCTCGGCCTTGGTCAGTTCGACCAGGGTGGGGTTGGAACCGAGAGCCGCGGCACGCGCCTGGATGGCTTCCGCCTGTGCCTCGCCTTCGGCCTTGACCTTATAGGCCTCGGCGTCGGCTTCCGCCTTCACGCTGTCGGCGCGGCCCTTGGCCTGAGTGACGGCAATGTCGGCCTTGATCTTCTCCTGCTGCAGGGTCTGTTCCTGCTTCTGGACCTCGACCTGTGCCGTCATGCGCGCCTCCACGGCCTGTTCGTAGGCGTCGGAGAAGTCGATATTCTCGATCTGCACGGAGTCGACGACGATCGGCCCGCGCACCGCTTCGATTACCGCCCTGGAGACCTCGGAGTTGAACTTGTTGCGGCTCTGGATGACTGACACGGCATCGTATTGGCCGAACACGGTCTTGATGGTCTGCGGCGCGGTGCGGGCAACCGTGCGCTCCTCGAGCACTTCGAGCGAGCCGTATTGCGCATAGACGTCTTCGACCTGGTCCGGCGACACGTGGTAGGTGACGCTGACGCGCATGTCGGCGGCCTGCTGATCCTTCGAATAGGCCTGCATGACGTCGCGGGTGTCCTTGAAGCCCCAATAGGTCGTCTGCTGCTGCGTGCTGAGCTTCACGACCGACTGGAAGAACGGCGCCTTGAAATGCAGGCCGGGCTCGGCGATCGACGTGAACGCGCCGTTGGTGAGCAGCACGCCGCGCTGTCCCTGGTCGACGGTGTAGAAGCTGCCGAACAGCGTAAGCGTGCCGATGAGCCCGACGAAAGCCGCGATTCCGATGGTGATGACCCTGCCCATGTTCATGGAATTTGTCTCCTTCTGCTGGTTGAAAACTGATCTTGCCAAATGCATTAGCGGGCACACATATTCAGGCATGCTGTGGTTTTGGCCGCCCGTTTACGTGAGAGAATTGTCGACCGGTCAAACGCTCGGCGTGAAGTCGGTCGAAGCGGCGATCGAGCAGATGCGGACATGGCCGAAGGTCGGCAAGAAGATGAAAGAGGCCTACCCGATCTGCTACGGCGTGATGGACGGCTCGCACACGGTCGACCAGTGCCGCGCCGCCTTCGAGGCAGCCGCGAAAGAGGCCAAGGTGGTGCGGAGCGGCGAATGAGGCTTCTGCTTTCCGCGATGCCGGAAAAACGGTTTAAGAGGGCCTGGAAACACCCTCCCGCCCTTGTCGTCCGCTTCCAGTACGGACTATCCGGCACCTGGGAAAACAGAAGGCTCATTCGCCACCTACGGCGCGCCGTAGGGTGTCGGTAATGCCGATGGCGGTATCGCGCGGCATGTCCGGTGTGCTGACACAGCCTGCCAGGAGCAACAGGATGAGGAGCGTCAGGCGGTTCATGGCGCGATCTCGGCAAGTGCGAGATGCCCTGCTTTGGTGATGCGCCATTCGTACCCATAGAAACCATCAGGCCCGCCGACGCATGCGATCAAGCCGCTCTTTTCTAGCGAGCGAAGACGCCGCAAGATGCGCGCTCGGGTCGGCAGGTAGCCCGCTGCACCGTTACGCACGGCGTCGGCGTAGCGACGATAGAGGACGTCGCCAATATAGGCGCTCCTTGGTGCGCAGGCCTGCTTGACCGCCAACAGCACCTGTGCCTCGGTTAATTCCAACCCTTCCGATTTCGCAGGGGTCTTGCAAAAGTCGGGACCGCCTCGGCCGCACGCGCACGCTGGCCATTCCCGGCAGGTCTTGAAACCGCTCATGCAGCACCCCCTTCGCGCAGGAAGGCGCAAACGTCGCTGACCCAATCGTTCATGGTGTATTCGGCCGGCATCCAGTTCGATTGCTTAGCCGCTTCCATGATCTGGTGCCAGAATGCGGCATGAAGATCGATGGTTGGGGTCGCGAGATGATGCGCGATGAGATTGTCGAACTGGCGCCGGATATCGACCGGATCGGCGTCGGGCCAGAATTCGGCGATCTGTTCGTCCGTCAGCGGGTGCGCGGCCGGCTGCGTTGGCTTCATCACGACGCTGCTCTCACCCATCGCCATCTCGCCGCGCACCCAACTTTCGCGTTGGGCCTGCCACATCGCTTCGCGTTCCTCTGGCGACATCGCGGCGACGCGCGCCTTGGCTTCCTCGAGCAGCACGGAAAGGGACTTCCTGAGCGGCTTCATGGCTCAGAATCCAACCAGCGTACGAAGTTCGGCATAGGCGTCGGGCACCAGCACGACGACGTAGCGTCCGCTGTTGTCCTTCGCCTCGCGGATCTCGGCGGCACCGAACAGCGCCTGCAACTGCTGCTTCAGGCTGGATTTCTTCTCGCCGCCCATGTGCTTGGCCGTGGCGCGTGTCTTTCCCTCGGCCCGCGCCGTCTCGACGGCCTGGGTGAGCTTGCTCGTGGCCTCCGCTGCATCGCCAGCGCTCTGCTTGAGCGCGTTGACGGCGAGCGTTGCCGAGACAGAGCCGTCCCTGACCATTCGGGTCATCGTCTCGGGTGCCGCCTGCAGATTGAGAAGGTCGACCACCCACTGGCGCGTCAGGCCGGATTTCTGCGCGATGTCGGACTCCGTCCAGCCGAGATCGACGAGGCGCTTGAACACTTTCGCCTGCTCGATCGGCCGCAGCGGTTTGCCGGAGTTCCGCACGATCTGCGAGAAGACGCGGTCGGCCTCGCTGGCGTAACGGTCCTCGGTCTGCACCGGCAGCGACTTGATCTCGGCGCCGAGATGCTCGATCGCGTACTGCGTCGCGAAAAGGCGCCTATGACCATCCGAGACGAAGGCCTTGCCGTCGAGCCAATAGACGGTGAGATTCGCCTTGACGCCGACCTCGGCGATCGACTGCGCCAGCGCCAGGTCGTCAGGGTCGTCGGGATTGAAGTTCTCGGTGCGGCAGTTCCAGCCGTCCTTGACGTGGATGTCTGCCGGCGCAAGGCGGTAGGTGTCGGAACGGCCGACCGCGACGCCCTTTATGCCTTCCATATTCTTCGACATATCCGCTCCCTCCGATTCAACCGATCTATTCTCATAATCAACAGTCGGTTGATTTTGTCAACAGCGATTCCAACAAAAAAGAAGCCCGGCACGGTGGCCGGGCAAGATGCGGTCTTGGGAGGACCGAATTTCAGGATTGCCGTTCCGGCAATTCCCACCAGGGCACGTGGCCGGGCTTGAGTTGGCGAATGCTCCTGCCATAGACGACGGTGCGAAATTTGCCCGTCCAGGAACAGCATTGCAGCGTCCAGCCGCCGTCGTGATCGACGTCCTGCCAGCTTCGAAAGCCGAGCCAGGTGAGTAGAGGCACTGCGTAGTTCATCGGAGCGATGCAGCCCGCTTTGCGGCCTTGCGGGCGCGCTTCTCTTCGGCTGCAGAAAGTCGGTCAACGTTCGCCGCCACAGGCGGGTCGACGAAAGAGGGATGTGGATCGATGATCGAGGGAGCCGGATCGACACGCGTAGACTGCTTCCAATACGGCTCGACCAAGCCGCGCAGACGCCGACCGTCCTTAAGTTCGATCCAATCCTCATCGACGTCATAGGCATAGACGTTGCCCGGCATGCCGATGCCGTTGAAGCGAACGCCGACCCGCTTGCAGATGTCGCGCGTTGAATCGCTGAGCCGCAGCCGGCGCGGCGGCGCATCCGGATCGATGTTCGACGTGGCGACAGGCCTTCTCGGTGGTTCCGAAATAAGCAGGCCTGCCATGGCACCAAGAGCGGCGAGATGAAGTCCCCTTGACCCGCGCATCAAAATGCCTTCCCGCCTTCCTTGAGCCGGTTCTCTGGTTTGTGATCGGCCCTGGTGGCGTTGTAGGCGTCCTTCTCGACGAAGATGACGCCGGCAGGGTGTTCGTCATTGCCCTCGCTGCCGAGGATGTCGAGACAGCGAATAATCTCGTCGATCAACTCGACGCGCCAGCCAGGTCGATGCGGCAGCTTGTCGTCGGGTTTGTCGCCCTTGCGGCGCGCCTCGAGCGCTTCCGTCAACTCGCTGTGGCAGAGGGCCATGAGTTCGCCGAAATTGCGCTTGCCGTGCAGATCCTCGCCGGTCTTAGGATCGTTCCACCAGCCACGCTCAACGTTGCCCTTGTGGACCGCATTGGCGAGATTGGTAATAAGCGATGCCTTGTCGCTGATGACGTAGAGCACGGCACCGCGGGCAAGCTCGGCAATCATGTTCTGGACGGTGCCGACGTGGATCGGCTTTTCGAGGTAAGCGAGCCGCGTGGCGAGCTCGGCGGCTTCGTCGTCGATCCACTGGTTGAGATTGGTCGGCCGCTCGCCGAGGCCAAGATCGGCCATGCTGATGCGGTCGGCTGACTCGGCACGCATGATGTCCTCGCGCACGTCATCAATAAAATCGTCCCTGTCTCGATATCCCATTGTGGTTGATCACCTTTCCTCACGGTTGAATCTCTGGTCACGATTGAGCAGCGATCGCAGGGCAATCACTGCTTCCGTCTGGTTCTTGGCTCCAAGCATCTCCCAGAGTCCGTCGAGCGCGACGCGCTGTACCTGTTCCGTGATGCTCTGCCTTTCACGCGGTGCCTGCGGTTCGGCGATACCTTCGCAGACGATTCCGGCTTCACGGAACATCGTCGCGGCGGCCTCCATCTCATCACCCCATTTGGCCGGATCAAGCGCGCTGCTTGCGTCATAGTAGACGGCCGAAATCCCTGCCTGGATCAGCGTGCGACAACAGGCGGCGCATGGGTGATGCGTCTGGTAGACCGCACAGCCCTTGGTGCGGATGCCCTCGCGAGCGGCAAAGGCCACGAGGTTGGCTTCGGCATGCGAGGCATAAAGGTACTTCGCCGGGCGCTCGAAGCGCTCAGGACGGTCCTGCACGCCACGCGGCGGGCCGTTATAACTGGTCAGCCTGACCTCGCCTTCCGGACCGACGAGCACTGCGCCGACCTTGGTCGTGTCCTTCGACTTGGTCGCGGCATGGCAGGCGAAATCGAGCAGATAGCGAGTCCAGCCTGATTTCGGGGCGCCTCTCTGTTTGCGACCTTCCTGTTGCTCTTTGCGGGCTTCCTGGCGATCGTTCGTCCAACCGAACTCCGCATCCCACGCCTGTCCGTCACTGAGTCCCATCACCTGACCTCCGTTGCATGCGCATCGACCGGAATGCCGAGGATCTCGGAAATGTCGCGGATCGCGTCCTCGAGCAGGCGATGCAGCGACGGCAACCGCCTAGCGATCCCCTTGCCGCGGATGTCCAGAAGCTCGTCCATCCATGCCGTAGCGGCTATCGGCACGCCGTTGCGGGCGCAGCGCCGGCCCTCGCGGGCGGCCAGCCAGATCGACGTTGCGCGCTCCTGGACGAGGCTTTCGCAGATCATGCAACGCGCCCCAAAATGCGGTTGTTGCGCAGCGCGGCGAAGTCCCACGCAAAGAAGCGCCTGACGTGGTCCTTGGCCTCGTCGCTTAGTTGCGGTGCCGGTGACGGCGGCGTTGAGTTGGTGCGGAACAGATCGGCAATGCCGAGCTCCTGATAGAGCGTGCCGAGCCCGCTGTAGGGATAGACCTTGGTGCCGAGATCGGGCCTGAGATAGACGAACTGGCTCTTGCGGTTTTCCGGCAGCGAATGGCGCACCGTGTATTGCGGCCAGAAACGCCCCCTTCCCGACGAGTCGTAGGGATTGGTGAAGGGCAACTGGTTGTTCACGATCCACTCGGAGAACGGCATGTCGACGCTCTGCACGATTGCATCGACATGGGCCTGTTCCTGGTCGGAATGCTCGCCGAACTTCTCCCTGAAGCGCTGGCAGAACTTGTAGAGGCTCCAAAGCCGCTGAACCGGATCGCGCAGTACGCCGACCTTCTGCCAGCGGTCATAGCCAGCCGGCACGCCCTCCGCTTCCATGTGGCGATAGAGCAGCACCGAGCCCGGATACTTGGCGGCAATGGCGCGCCGCAGCGAACCCGAGCCGGTGCGCGGGACGAGGATGACGACGGTCTGGATTTCGGGAACGATGATCATGAATTCACCCAAAAACGGATTCGCGAAAAGGTTTTCGAAAAACGAAAACGGACTGCCGAGGTCCAGTTCATGCGTAGCCCCGCAGAGCACGCGTAAGGGCGCTCTCGTACTGAGCCTGAACCTTGCGTGCCCAATAGGCGCTCAGACGTTCTGTCAGGCCCTCGAACACGTCCTTGCGCAGTGGCTCGACGCGACGCATATCGGCGAGCATCTGTTCCTGGTCACCTGTGAACGGCTCGCGCAGGTGCATCAGCGGATCGACGATTTTCACATTGTAGGTCGTCGACCGGCTTAGGCAGACCACTTCAACTGCGTGCTCCACGCCTATCCTCCGATCTCGGCGCGGATCGCCGACGCGATCAGCACCTGTTGCGAGCGCAGGACCTTCGCGGCGTCCGGATCGTTCTCGAAGCCTTGGACGAGGATGCCGCTGATGATGGTCTCGGCCAGGCGCTCGGCACGGCTTTCCGGCACCTTGGCGCCCTCGACCAGTTCGAGATTGCTGTTGTCGAACCAGTCGTGACCCAAGCGGCCGATCATCATGAACCCGACATAGGTCTTGTGGCCGTTCGACTGACGGACGAGACCTTCCTTGCCGGCGTACCTGCCAGCCGTGATACGCACTCGCGAATTCTCAACGAAGGCGCTTGCCATGTCCGAGAGTCTCCTTGCTCGTTAGGTTGAATTAATCAACGGTCAGTTGAATTGTCAAGTATCGATTTTGGAGGAAAGTTGATTTGCTGCGGCCGAAGTTGCGAAACCTTGACTCCTCGATTTTTAAGTTCCGGCTCGAGCCCACGGCCCGATTCGATTTTCCGTTTCCGAAGTTCTGGCAAACTTGATTCTCGATCACTGAAGTAGTCCGTCGAGGTCGGGCGACCCCCTCGCCGGCTTAACCCTTTCGGTCAGCTGCCGCGGCACCCGATTGAGGGTTAGCGCTGCTTGTGCTTTGATGGCGCCGGCAGGAGGGCAAGCGATCATGAGCGCGAACCAGGAATCAACCGCAAGCCGGCAGGCTGCCGAGCGTCTGTTAATGGCAGTCGGCATTGCCGCGGCGCTGGCAATCGTCGCTGGTCTGGTCTGGCTGTTCGCTGGTGGCATGCCTGCCCATTGGCTAGGCTATGTCGTCGCTGTTCTGGTCGCGGCCGGCCTTGCCTCAATACGCGTTGGCGCGCTCGGCATAGGCCTTTTGCTGACGGCGCTGGCTGCCTTCGTGTTGGGCCTGCCAGGCCTGCTAGGCGGCATTGTGCTGACCATCCTGCTATTGCTGGCCAGACGCTAGGCGCACAAACGAAAAGCCCGGCGCATCGGCCGGGCTGATCTCAGTTTTCAGGATTGCAGGAAACTAGCGCAAGGCCGCTCTTATGCGACCACGCAAGGCAAACCAGGCGCCGACACAGAAGGCCGCACAGACGCCTAGCCGGCCGGTCTCGATTGCCCAGACCAGGAAGGCCAGGAAAGCGACTATAAGCGCCGCGCAAATGGCGTATAACGCGATTTCGAACCATGGCGGCAGGTCGGCGCCGATCGGCCGGCTAGGCGTCTGTGCGGCCTGTGGCGGCATGAACTGGCGCCGTTCAGTTTCGGACAAGGCGCCGAGCGCGCAAGCCGGCAAGTCTGCTTTGACTGTCAGCACGCGAGTCGGCCTGCCGTTGGCGTCAATCGACTGGAAGCGCGCCACGCCAACGGGCAAGGATCGATCATGTTCAACGCGCGTTGCCAGTTGTTCCCGCACCAATGGCGGCACATCGTTGGCCGATTGCGAGACGAACCAGACGCCAACGCCTTTGGAGCGGATGAGGCGCACGGTTTGCTCTATGCGCCGCAAGAGCGGCAACGGGCAATCTTGAAAAAGCAAATGCGACTCGTCGAAAAAGAACACCAGGCGCGGCTTGTCCAAATCGCCGACCTCGGGCAGGCGTTCATAGAGCTCTGAGAGAAGCCAAAGCAGGAAAGCCGAATAGACACGCGGCGCCGTCATGAGCTTGTCGGCTGCCAAGATGGAAACCCGTTCAGGCTCTAGCAGTTGCGCCACGTCAAAGGCCGGGCTGCCGAAGAATCGCGCGCCGTCCTGGCTTTCCAGCCGCATCAGCGCGCGCTGTATCACGCCAACGGACGCGGCCGACACCTGGCCGTAGGCGATCGAGACGGACTCGCGCTCGGCAAGCGTGCGCACCAGTGCAGCGCGCAAATCCGCAAGCGTGCTGAGTGGCAAGCCACGATCTCGGACAAAGGCGAAAGCGATCTCCAGCGTGCCGGCTTGCGCGTCCGTCAATTCAAGCGCGCGCGCCAACAGGTCGGCGCCGAATCCCCTGACGCTGGCGTTCAGCGGCCGGCCGGCCTGCCCGAACAAATCGAGGATCTCGACAGGACATGAGCGGGAAAGCGCGGCAATGTCGCCTTTGACATCAGCCAGGAAAACGGGAACGCCTTGCCGGCTGAACTGCTCGGCAAGGCGCATCAGTGAAACCGTTTTGCCCGTGCCTGTGGCGCCGGTAATCAGCCCGTGTCGATTGGCGTATCTGAGAGGGATTGAGGCGCCGCGGCCTAACGTGATTGCCGTCATACGGCAGACTCCAAACAGCGCCGCACGATCTCGATTTCTGCCGTCATGCTGCCGACGTAGGGCAGCGGTTCAACGCTGTAGTCGAATTCGAGTCCGTGATAGTCGGCCAGAGCGTCAATGCAGCATCCGGCCAGGTAGCTTGCACGATCGAAATCAGTCCCGCCGACAAAGCGGAAAATCGGATATGCGGTGCCGTCCTTTGGCTTGCAAAGCATCGTCACTAGAAACACGTCGTTCATGAGCGCACCTGTTCACCATCAACATCAAGCCAATGATCGGGCGGAAAGCCGCAAGAAAAGCCGCTTTCGAAGTCGACGCGGATACAATCGGACGTTTCGCGCTCGATTGCCAGGACGGTTTCAAATTCGAACTGGAATTCCGGATGCTCGGAAATGGTGCTTGCATCAAAGATCGGATCGGCGAAAATATCGCCTTCCAAGTCGCACCTATCGCCGACTCTCAGTTCGGAAATGAGCCGTTGCGCGTTGCCGTTTGTGTAGCGATCAACCATTGTCGGACTCCTTCACAGTCAGAAAGATTCGCTTGCCGGCCGCGACGGTCACGACCTTGAACCGCTTCGCTATGGCGTCGCGTTCGGCCTGGCCAATCCAGCGCTGCCAGAGATCGGCGGAAATCGACAATTCGGCGCCTGCCAGAAAGCGGCGCGACGTCATCCATTCGACGCAAACCGCGGCGCTGGCAAATATCGATTTGAGCGTGTCGCCATTACCCCATGTCATCTGGAATTCGGCGCCGCTGACTGGCACAGGATCAATGAGGATGAGCGACGGCGCGCCGCGCTTGCGCCACCAGCGCCGGCCGTTGATCGTCGGAACCGCGTTGCAATGACGCGAGATGCAAGCCAGGTTCTTGGACGTCCGAACCGCTTTGCCGGCGATGTCGAGAATCTGCAAAGGCGCGCTCATGCTGCCGACTCCACCTGCTTGCGGGCTTCACACTCCGCGCGGAATTCTTCGCGCCAGATATCCCAGCGCTTTTTCCGCTCGGCTGCCGTGCCGTTTTCGGCAATGTGCACTGCCTCTCGGGCAGCGTCGAAGGCGCGACCGTCGCGTGCCAGCGTCAAGCCGTATTCGACGGCAAGGCAAAGCGCCTGAAAGCCTTCGGCGATATAGGTTGCCTTGCGCCAATGATAGTTGTTCAGCGTGCCGAATCGGCCGCTAAATGCATCAGCGAAACACGCGTCCGTGTCGCCCGAGAAATGCCAGGAAAGAACATGGATGTCTGGCTGAACGGAATCGCCGTCCAAATCGATCAGTAGCTGCAGGCCGCGTGCCGCCTTGATGTTCAGATGGATGGCACGCGGACCAGGAAACAGCGTGCCGCCTTCGACACGCTCGAATGTCGCGCCGTTGGCAACGATGAGCTTTTCCATTTCGGCAGCCATCTGGAGACGATCGGCCTTGCGTTTTTCGGTCAGCATTTGGTTGACTCCTTGTCGTGTTGGTTGAACGGCTAAGCGTGCGAAAGGGCTTCCGCCTCGATTGCTGCAATCGTCGCGGTTTCGATGTCGTGCGGTGTTGTCGGATCACTCAGGCCGCGGAAGTCGATCGAGCCGGCCGGCGCGTCTGGCGTGCGATCACATAGCAACGCCATGGCGCGCAAGCGTCGCGCCTGATGGCGGTTCGCTTCAGCCTCACGGGCTGACCAGGGCTTGTTTTCCGTTGCCTTGTATGCGGCGCATTCATCGTTGCGCTCGGCACCATAGCGCAAGCTTCGCGCATATGAGGCAGCCGGCGCATTGTACCAAATCGACGGGCAAACGATGCTTTCGCCCGTCTCGGCATTGTTCCATGTCAGTGCCGAGACGTGGCGCGGATCGTCGTTCGGCGCAAGCTTCCACGCGTCGCCACGTGGCGCGCTTTGCTGGAAATTCGGCAGATTGCAAGCGAGAATGTAAGCGCCCATGGTCTCAGACTCCCGCGTCCAGAGTGACCAGAACCGTTGCCGTTGCGGTTCCCGACTCCTTGAATGAACCGGCCTGCAGGTCGAGCTTTTCGCCGCTCATACGGTCGAACCAATCGCGAAAGCTTGCCGCCTTGTTGTCCTGGCGGAAGAACGGACCAGGCGACATCACGGCAATAAGCTTGCCGCCTGGTCGCAACATCGAATGAGCGTGGCGCACGTGCTCGATATCCTGCCCGTTCTCAAAGGGCGGATTCATCAGCACACGGTCGAAACGTGGTCCGCGCTCGGCTTCCATGAAATCGGCGCCGGCTACCGTGTAGCCTTTCAGCGCCAGGATCTCGCGCAAACTGTTGTGCCGTTCATACGTTGTCAGCCGAGCGGCTGGAAACCGCTCCCGCACCATGTCCAGAATTGCCGCGCTGCCGCCTTCCGGTTCCAACATATCGAAGGCGCCGGCCGGCATGTCGGCAAGGTAAATCATGCGTTCGATCACGGCGCCGGGAGTCGGGAAAAAGCCCGGAATGTTGGCGAACTGCAGCGCCTGAACCTTGCGGCGCAATTCTTCGGCCTTGCGGCTTTCGTCGCTCGGCTTGTCCAGCAAAGCCCAAATGGCGCGCGCCGCTGGCGTGTCGAGCGACGGTTTTCCCGTGTCTATGCCCGCGTCATAGTAGCCGGCGCGGGAGCGATCGATAACGGTTCCGACAAGCTCGAAAGCCGCTTTCTTGGAAGTGACGCGCGCAAGCTCTGGCGCGATGGTTCCTGCCTCATGCTGACCAGCCAAAGCCCGCAAGGCGGCTTGCGTGCGCTGCAGCCTGTAACCGTCCAGACGTGCCGAGTCTGCCTCGCGTTGCCGCTTTGGCGTGTTGGTCAGACGGTCGCGCATCTTGCCGTCAATCTCGCCTTGCATGTCGTCGGCAAGCCGCCGAAGCTTGTCCGCCATGTCGGCACGCGGCGCGGCCTGCTTGATCTCGTCAACGGCCGACTCGGCTACCGGCTGGACGGTCGAACCTGCGAACGATTCCGCCTTGTCGCGAACCTTGAAAGCAAAGCCGCCTGGCGTCCGTCCCCATGGTTTGGAATACCAGCCGCCGAGCTCTTCCGCCTTGTCGCGCAAGGCGTCGAAGGTCTCACGGTCGACACGCTCGGGCATGATGCAAATGAACATCTGAAAGCCCTTTTTCGTGTGCGTGTGTTCTTCGATCGTCATTCCAGCCGCGGCGACGGTCTGGACGGCAGCGGGCGGCACGGGAGCGGCCAAAGCCCAATCGGCCGTTGGCAGTTGTCTGACCGGTTCCGAAGAGTCCCAAAACCGTTGTTTGCGCACCTGCCATCCGCTTGAATAGCGTCCGCCGACTTTCAGGAAATAGCCGGCGCCCATGCTCCATTTCTGGCGGTTTTCCGCCGACTCTGGCGCGTCGACCAAATGCGCGGTTTCGGGCAGGTTTGCAGCCGCCTTGCGCATCTCGGGAAACAGGTCGCGCGAATGGCTGGAAAAGCCGAGGATGACGGTTCGAACGGTTTTGCCGCCGAAATAATCCGTCATCGAGTCGCTTTCATCCTTGATCAGTTCGGCGACGATGACGGCTTTTGCCCATGCCGGAATCTTGCCGGCCGCGTCCGCTTCGAACGCCTGGCGCGCCTGCTTTGCCGAATCCCGATCGGCTGCAGCCTTGTCAAAGGCGTCGCGTTGCGCCAGGCGTGCGGCTTGCATGCGCGCTGGTATCTCGGCAGCCGGAACAGTCGGCAGGTTCGCGCGCCGTGCCCGCTCTATGAACGGCGCCGCAATGCCGTCTGCTAGTTCGGAAATCGGCGCCGTGAGACGATCGAACACGCAAACGAATTCGTTGCGGACTTGCGCCATGCCGGCGCCGATCACGAACGATTTTGTTTCTGGTGCCTTGATCTCGGCAATGAATCCGCGATTTCCGTAGTGGTCGATAAGAGGCGTTCCGATAGAGATTTCAACGTGCTGGTTCATGTCATGACTCCTTGATTGAGTTAGTCAACAATTGGTTGAACGGCTAGGCGTGAATGCCGGCCGACTCGTTGAACGCGTCGACAAGCCGCTTGTCGCTGGTGTTCCAACTTGGCCAGCAATCGCCGACGAATTCGCCTTCCATGAGCTTGGCGCGCTTTTCCCTGGCGTCGGCAATGCTATGCAGGATCTCGGCAACGCGCTGCCGTATGGTCGCGCAAATGGCAGGAAAGGCCTTGCCGTCGTCGCGCGCTGCCCGTCGCTCGGCTAGAAGCTCGAGCGCTAGTTTCCGATCGGCGGCAATCTCTTCGCCGAGCTCGGCATAGCGCACGCCAGCGCTGGACGCGGCGCGCCACTCCCGCTCATCCTCGGCATACCAGGCTGCCAGTTGATCGGCATAGCCGGCCTGTGTGCGCTTTGCATCGTCGCAATCTTCGCCGCTGGCGCCGCGTTCGATGTCGTCGAAACCGAGGCAGGCCGCACCATCGTTGAACGGATCGGCGACGCCTGCCACGAAAAGCGGTTTGCCGTGCCTCCCTGGCAGTTGATAGACGATTCCGCGTGCCGTCTCGCCATCGTTGTCATTGTCGAGAAACCAGCCTGTATGGTCGAGCCTGACAAGCTTGTCGGCATAGTCGACGACGCGCAAGCCGCATGCGGCCGGCTTTTCAATCCAGCGCATTGCCTTTGCGCCGCGCAACTTAAAGGCCGGACCATAGGCGCCGCTGGCAGCCGATTCGGCATAGCGGATTTTGTTCATGCCGACATCAGCGCGCGCCAGGTGCAACGCCTCTTTTGCGCCAAAGCCCGGCTTGCCGGTTTTGGTCACGCGCACGGCGCGCCAGTAGCGATATGCCCAGACCAGCCTTTCCGCTTCGCTCGGGTTGCCGCCGACATAGCTTTGACGGTTGAAAGCGGCTTTAAGAGACTCAGTCATTGGTAGACTCCTTGTCGAGATGGTTGAACGATTAGGCAGCCAATGCCGCTTTCACAGCCGCGCTTGCCTCTTCCGCGGTTTTCCAGGACGACTCGGCGAAATGCGTGCGCATGCGATCGGCGGTTTCCGCGTTGACCTTGTCGAACGATGCGACAAAACACGGCAGCCGCATTTCCCTTTTCCGCTCACAGCCGAAACCTGGCACGACGGTTTTAACCGTGCCGTCACGTGTCGCGCTGCCGACTGTTCCGACTCGCCACTCACGCCAACGCAATGTGCCGTCCTTAAGCGACGTCGCCGAATGATCCTCGGCATAGACTATGAGATTGCCTTTTCTGGCTTTCATGGATTCAGACATGGTCGACTCCTTGTCGGTTGATTTAGCGAACCTGCACACAATCGAGCGTGCGCACGTCGTCGGGCAGGACGGCGCCAGACCGCGCCGCGGCACACGAGTCGCCGCTGCCTGCAACGAACAAATCGCCGCTGCCCGTCGTCGCCTGGAATTCGTAGACCGGGCTGGACTGATCGGCGAAAGCCGCTTTGCCGACCTGCCACCAGAACGCGACGGTAAAGCCGAGCGCGGCTAACGCAGGCCAGTTGATGTTTTTCAAAACCTTGATCATTTGCCCGACTCCCGCATGATGCTTGCGGCGACGATGTCGAGCGCTGCCCGCAAGGCCGGCCGCATCTTGTTCAGGATTTTGAAAATGAGTGACTTTGCGGCCTTGTCCTGCAGCCGATTGGCACAAGACAGCGCCTGCCGCATGTAGACGTCCGCTGTGATGGCAAAGCCGTTCAGCCATGCCGAGCGCGCCAGCGTCACGAGGGAAATTGCGTGTTCCCGTTCCATGGTCCTATCCCTCTCAGATGAACAGGAAAGCGCGCTTTGCAGCGCACACGGCGCGACGCGTGCGGCGCCGCTCACGACCGTTCGACGACTTCGAATAAGGCTGGTTATGCTTGCGACGTGTAGGCATGGTCGGACTCCCTTTGGTTGATGTTGGACAACAGGCGGTAAACTGTGAGCGCGACCAGCGCGCCAACGATGATTTCAGGCACGATCAACAGGCCGAGCGCGATTGCCGGAATGGCGAGTGCGCGCATGATCGGTTGAACATTTCCGCTGGTGGTTGAACCGCTAGGCATGATCATGACGCCTTAAGCTCGGCAACGGTGCAGCCTACGAACTTAGCCGCAACTGCCCAATCGCTGCCGATATAGGTGACCTCGACAATATCGAGCGTGACGGGAACACCGTCTTTCGTCTTGCCGCACACCTTGCCGAGAAAGCGGCGCTGCCCTTTGGCGTGCGCTTCGGCCATTGCCTGCAGCGGCTGGTCAAGATTGCGAACCGTGCCGTCGCTGAAAACGGACACGCAACGCCATACCTTTGGCGCGGCTGCAAGAGCGTCTAGGCGTTTGGTGATATCGGACATCGCATTAGCCTTTCATCTGTTAGTTGACACATTGGCACAACGGACATGCTTTAGTCAACAGTCAGTTGAATTGTTCAGCCGAGCAAATCGGCGAATTCCGCCCGAGCTTTCCGGGCAGCCCTGGCAGCGCGCTTGCGTTCCCTTTCGCGCTCGGCATTGGCTTGCGCATGTCGGCGCCGATCGGCTTTGCAGCACTCGACGCAACGTTTGTTGACGGTATAGCGGACGGCGCGCGACTCGGCCGTGATCACGATTGCGCCGTGCTCGAGGCAAGGCCGGCCGAGATAGAAGCGCGCGCCGCTGGCTTTGGCTTCCGCCCATGGCAAGGCTAGATCCGTCATGGCCGCTTGCCCGTGGTGGCGCACGACCTGAACAGGCGGCTAATCCGTAGCGACGTGCGCGCGCCTTGCACCAGCAAGGGGATTCGCCTGATCTCCCAATCATAGGCTTGCCCGAGCGCGGCGCGGCGCTTGATGTCCTTTGCCTGCCCGATCTCTTCGAAGGCAATGCGGCGATACTTGTTGGCGTGGTAGGTGTCTGAATTGAACGGCATTAGCGTGCCTCCAACCATGCCGCAGCATAGGCGCGCGCGTCGTCCGTCAAGCGGCCATAGCGGACCATCATGCGCGCCATGGCGTCGCCGCAGTCACGCTTTGCAGCGTGCTCTAGATCGGCCTTGACCTGCTCTAGCGTGCGCTCGGGAATGCCTAGGCGTTCCGCTTCCGTGTGCAAGTTGATCATTGGTCGGACTCCCTTAGTGCGGCAACGGCAGGTCGAAAGCGATCGTCAAGGCGAGCACTGCAGCGGGCAGCATGGCCAGTAGGCAGAAGCGGGCAAACTCTTTCAGCATGGTTCCGACTCCTACCACTCGCCATAGAGCTTGCCGCACTCAGTCCAGCAATCAACCCATGCCACGCCATAGGACGGCAGGCGGACGCGCACGCTAATCATGGGCAAGCCGTCAACCGTGGTCTCACGGGCATACGTTGCCAGGCCTTGCGTGAGCGCTGCCGCGTAGGCCTTTGCGTTGGTGACTGTGAGCGGTGCATTCCAGAACATGGGCTTTCCCCTTGGTTGCATGGGTCATCTGTTGGTTGACACATTGGCACAACGGACGCGGCTTAGTCAACAGATGGTTGAACGGTAAGGCACAACGGACGCTAGGCCGGCGCCAGCTGGTCGGTTTACCTGTCAACCATGTAGCTACACACAGGCACAACGGACGCAGTCCGACATCGTCTTAGGTCGTCTCACGGGTCAACCGACGGATGATCTATAGGCACAACGGACGCGCGTCGTTGATCGTCTCACACTGTCTCACGCCGTCCGAGGTCGTCGCTCCGGGTCCTTCCCGTCAACAGGGTGTTGCGCGGGGGCGCAGAGACCCAGGAATGCGAGCCTTTTGGGATTTTTTTCCTACGCAAGTCGGGATAATCGTAAACCGTGCGGAGACTTATTGCGTGCTTACGGTAAACTCTCAGGCGAATGTAAGCCCGATTTTTGAAAATTTTGATTTTTACCCTGACCACCCTGACCAAAAACGGGTTTACCCTGACCAGTCTAAACTATTGATTCTATTATTCTTTTATAGGGTTGGTCAGGGTGGTCAGGGTGGTCAGGGTAACTTTCCCGTATACGCGCATGAACTCACCGACCTGGTAGGGTGGCCGGTTGACTGATTGGCACAACGGACAAAACTATGGCTTATCGTACGCGCGTGTCGCGTGTATGGGATTCGGAATTTTACCCTGACCACCCTGACCACCCTGACCGGAGGGCAAAAAGCGCAATGAAATCTGCCGTTTAGGCCTGGTCAGGGTAACGCGATTTTGGTCAGGGTGGTCAGGGTAAAAAATTGAATCGCGAAATCGAGGCGTTATATTCGCCCGCGAGTTGATCGTAAGCCATGAAAATCGCCTGTCGGTTGACATGGCATCAGGACCGGCGCTCGATGATCGGAATTGTCTTTGTCTCGGAATCGTAGCCGCCCGTTCTCACGTCTTCCATGATGCGGGCGCCATTACGTAGCCTGATGGTTGACCAGGCGTATTGCGTGGCGGCGGCCTCGAACGCAGCGCGAGCTACGGCGCCGTTGTTCATCTCGCCGATCTTCTCGATCACATTGCCTTCGGCGTCGACGCAAACGACCTGGAAGGAGTAGTCGTAGATAGCGAACTGCCGTGGTCCCATTGATCCGTGCTCCCGATCTGAAGCGACGGATGGAAACACGTTCTTAGTTTGTTCGCAAGGAATTTATATTCCTCTTTGAACGTCAGGCGATTAGGACAGCGGCTTGACCCTTGGCGCTGTCAGAAACGAATTCAGGATACTTGTCGTCAAGATCGCTCGTCCTGACTATGGTCACCTCGGTCGCTCGCGATGGGTTGTGCATGTCGCCGTTGAAAACGACAACCTCGTCTTGCGCTGGCAGCGTGCGCAGTTTTTCGATCAATTCACCAACGGTCATGGCCATGCCTCCGAGAGTTTGAGATAACCATCCTCGAACGAGCTCTTGCTGCCGGCACGAAGAGCATCGGCGAAGGTCTGCAAATTCTTGGCCCACGTCTCGGCCTCGGCGCGGGTTGGCCGGAAGTAGAGCACGCGGTCGCGCATGTGCAGCGGCACCCAGGCAGCGCGGAAATTGGTGAAGCGCTCTGTCGGTGCCCACTTCTGCAAAGTCCGGCCACCGCGCGACATGCCCCACCACTCGAACCGGAACCAGCCTTCGCCGCCAGTGCCGCTGCACAGCCACACCTTGGCGCCCATGCGGAAGATGCGGTCGACGCCCTCCACGTTGGCGATGAGGCCGAAACGGTCGTCCTGCTCGGTCATCATCTGGTCCCCAATCTCCTCATGAGCCGATGTCTCGTCACCTGCCGAACGTCACATTTGGCGGGTAGTGCCTGTTCAGGTCGATCAGGAAATCGTGCAATTCCGGTGAAGCGTCAGTGATGATCAGGCCGCTTCCCCGTCTGACAGCCGCAGCGACGGTCTGCTCGATCTCCACTTTTGCCTGTTCCAGCGTGCCGACATACCTCTGGCCGTCGCCAGTGACCACGAAGACCTCTGTCTTCTTGTCGACCGGCATCACGCACATCTCATTCAGGAAGGCGAGAAGCTCGCTGTAGGGCTTGCCAACAAACGGCAGCAACGTGGCGCGTGCGCGCCTTACGTCAGCACCCTCGCCCGTGTTCAGGATTTGGATATCTTCCAATTTCGAAGACGGGTCGATCTTTCCACTGAAGCCCTGCGTGGCGACAAGCGGCACCACGTTGACGCCGCATATCTGGAAGCTTGTACCCCATGCGCTCATATTGCCTCCTCGTCCCTGTCGATCATCGGCCCGATCTCGAGGAACTGTTTGCCGCGGTCTGTGATCCAGGAGCCATAGACCGAGCCGCCATGCTCAGTGAAGTCCTCCGAGGACAGGTAGTGCGCGATGAATTCAGCGGCGATATCGGGATGCGCCAGCAGGACCTTCTTGATGCCCTCGACACCTGGTTTCGGCCAAGCCTCGGTCTCGAACTGGCGAAGGCATTCGATCAGGAAACCATGCACGCCGCAGGGGTTGCCACAGCCGCACGATGCCTTGAGGCTGAAATACATCGCCTCTTGCTCGGTGTCGTAGTGGCACGTGTCAGGGCCGATCAACATATCGTTGGACGGATCGCGTTTGAACTCGAAGCGGCTCTGTCGTTCCAGATAGGTGCTCATAGCGTCTCCTTTAGGCCAGATCGGGAGCTTTTTCGATGTCGGCCAGTATCTTGCGTGCCTCGTCGATCTTCTCTTGCAGGATCAGGGTGCTCCGTGAATGCCAGATGTCGTCGTTGAGGTCGGCAAGGAGCCTCACTAGGGCCAGCACTCTCCGATCAGGCCCGCCGCCGTAGCGCCGCAACTGGTCGAAGGTATTGTCCAGCAAGTCCTTCGTCCTCTCCGGTGCGTCGCCACCGGGTTCGAGCTCGTCAAGCAGATCAGGATTGGCCTTCACAGCCGCCCGTATGGTTGCGACGATGTCGGACGGCAGCAACTCCTCGGGGCTCGGCGGCAAGGCGTCATACAGGTAATCTTCGAGGGTCTTTGGCTTGTCGGTCATGAAAACGGCTCCTCATTCGTTGGAGCCGTTATTCCACCGATCTCGCTTTTAGTCAACAGTCAGTTGAATTGTTAGATGTCGAAATCGTCTTTTTCGTCTTCTTCGATCTCGACGACCGGCTCGGAATGCCAGACGATCTCGGAGCCTAGGAAGGTCTCGAAGGCCTGGCGGCATTCCTCGAGCGGCGGGAAGGCGTACTGGTTGAGGCGCTGGCTGCCGTCGCGCGGGCGGCGCGTCTCGATCGCTGGCACCAACTGGCGCATGACCTTGCCGAAATGGACCTCGTTGAGTTGCTTGCCCTCATAGCGCCGGCTGTGCATCCACCCAACATAGGTGTCGTAGAAATCACCCTTGTCGACAACGGCTTTTTCCTTCCACCAGTCGCCCTCGGCGTCGGCGGAAATGCGCCCTGATTCGAGCATGTCGAACCACCAGTGCTCGACGTTTTTCAAGCCTTCGATCTTCTGCTCGCCGAGCGCGATCGTGTCGGGCACGGCGCGGACATTGAAGCGGCTCAGATCGTAGTTCAGCAGATAGTGCAGAAGGCCTGCCCGACCGCCGTTGCGCATCTCGTGCCGGATGGCGGCGAAATAGGCATGGTCGCCCTTCTTCGTCGGAGGCACGTCGAGCACGAAATAGCGGCGCTCGTCCTCGGTCGCCGGCACCACCCACTTTTCGTTCGACGACATGAACAGGCGAAGCACGCTGTCGATGTGGTAGCCGTTCAGGCCCTTTGGTTCGATGAAGAGGCTTTCCGTCGTGATCAGGTGCTTAAGCACGCCTTCGGCGTTCTTGGAGCCCGCCCAAAAGCCCTCCTCGACATGCAGCAACAGGCACTTTTCCATGTGCGCGTTGAACTTGCCGGTGAGCTGATCCTGGTTGGCGATCTTGACGTGATGGTGCGGAAACAGTCCGCCGACGTAATCGGCGATCGTGTCCTTGCCGACGCCCTTCTTGCCGCGGAGCACCATGGCGACGCCGGGCTTTTCTTCTGGCCGCTGGATCATGTGCGCCCACCATCCGAACGTGTAGTTTGCAGCCCGCTCGTCGTTCGAGCAGATCACCTTTCTCAGGTGCGCCAGGATGAGGCGACAGGAGGCTTCCGGGTCGGGCTCGACGGAGAACCCGCGCCAGTGGTTATAGGCCCCCTTGACCTCGCGCCCTGGTGCGAAGACCACGCCGTTCGAATACTCACGCCTGAGCTTGTGGCGCATCCACGCCTTGGTGACCGGCTCGGTCGCCTTGTCGGTGGCAACGCGGTCGTTCTCATAAAAGTTGTGGAGATCGCCGACCGTGCCGAGCGCGACAGCGCCGTCATCCTTCTCGGTCAGGATTGCCGTCTTGCCGTTGAGGAACACGACTGCGTGCTTGTTGTTGAGACGCTTCACCTTGGGCGGCACGTGCCCTAGCGCCGCCTCGACGTCGGCCTTCTTCAGCTTCGTCTCGCGCTTGCTCTGTTTGGGCGCCCGCCCCCCGCCGCCGAGCAGGTCGTCAAACTCGTCGGCTACTGGCTTCTCGTCGAGATCGGAATCGGTGTCGAAATCGTCGCCGTCTTCGAGGTTGTCGAATTCCTCGGACAGTCTGGCCTCTCGCACGGCATTGACGACCGTGCGCATCGTGATCAGCTTGCGTCCTTCCTTGTGTTTGAAGGACCAGAATTTGAATTTCGTCGTCTTGTCGTCGTTCTTGTCGGATGCTCGCGACCAATCCAGGAAGGCCTTGTAGAACTGCTGTCGCTCGTCCTTGCTGCGGCCTGAACTCTCGTGGCTGACGGCGGCCATGACCTCGAGCCATTGGTCGTAGTCGAGGCTCTCGTTGGGGTAGTCCTTGAGGAGGTTGCGGACCTCGTCGACCGTGAGGCCGAGCGGCTTGGCGCGCTCAGGATCTTGCTCGCCGGCATCGTCATCGCCGTCGACAACCTTTTGCAGGATCTCGGCCGGCACGAACGGCCCGTCGCCGAGCAGAAGCGAGTCGAAATCGAATTGCTTCAGCCAACGGTAGGGCTTGCCGGTGTCGGGATGGATCGACGCGGGGATGACGACCTGCTTGCCGGTGCCGTAGAGCTCGATTTCCCATCGCCAGCGCATCTTGCCATCGGCGCACACCATCTTCTCATCGCTGTGGGCAAGCTGCCGCGAGGAAAAAGGCTTGTCGCTCAACAGGTAAAAATGGCGGCTCTCGCCGCCCGAACCTGAAATGACGGTCGGCCAGTCGGCCGATTCGGGGAAGAGCACAGCGACCTTGGCGCGCGCTTCGTCCGCTAGGGATGCGTCACGAACGTCGAGGTCGATGACGTGCATCCAGTGGTCGCCGACCTTCGACCATTTGCCAAGGCGGACGCCGACATTGTTGCCGTTGCGGTAGGTCTTCCTGAGCTTTTCGAGGGACGCGACTGGTTTGTCCTGCCAATCGTCGCCGACCGGCCGTTTCGACTTCGGATGAAGCCAATGGATGGCAAAGCCCGCACGGGCAAGGTGCTCAATGTGGGCGAGCATGCCGTGGCCCTTTGTGCCCGACGCCTGGTCGAGATGGAACGAGCGAAATCATGAACCCAAACCCCCGGATTCGGGGCTTCAGGAGAGGAACTGCCAGAAATCCTCGCGGGTCGCAGGCACGAATTCGCGACCCCTCTTTCGCTGATTCGCGGACAGCTTGACGATCTCCTCAACCTGCTTTGCGGGGATACGATTCGCGCGCCCTGGCTTGAACCACTTATAGACGCCCTGCCGCGTCATATCGAGCTTCTCAGCCAGGCGGTCCAGGTCGCAGACGCCGTCTCGCGCATGCATGAAATCAGGCAAGGCCTGGGTCAGAAGATCATGCAGGGGTCCGCGGCTCGAGCGTGCCTTGCGGCGCTTCTTCGCCGGAGCCATGCCGAGCATGTCGTCAATGTCGATTGTCACTCTCGCATCTCCCTCGTTACGGACACAAAGCCTAACCGACCCCAAATTAATATTCAACTGCCAATTGACATGTTCAACTTTACGGTCAACTATTCAGCCAACGCATCGACCCGAGCGGCGGGCGTTTCAGCAACGAACCGGAGATAGACATGAGCCTGGAAGAAGCCCTGAACCGTAACAACGAACTGCTTGCCGAGCATAACGACCTTCTCAAGAAGGTACTCGGCGCCGCTGCCAACAAGGCCGGCAAGACCGAGGAAACCGCCGCCGCTGGTTCCGGCAAGGGCGGCAAAGGCAAGGCCGACAAGAAGGAAGACGCTTCCGCAGAATTCGACGCCGACGCGCTGAAGGCGGCAATCGCCAAGGCCGGCACCTGGCTCGGCGAGTTCAAGGACAACGAGGCCGATGGCGAGACCCAGGCGCGCAAGGACAAGCTGCGGCAGGCGCTCGACAAGCTCGGCTACAAGCTCGCCAAGGACATCAACAAGGCGGAAGACGTGAAGCGTTTCGAGACCTGGGTCGAGAAGCAGATCGCGGCCGGCCGCATCACGCCCGAGCCGGAAGAAGCCGGCGAGGAAGCCTCGAGCGAGGACGACATCTAGGCGGCGACCTGACGGAGGCCTCGGCGCCCACTCTTCCAACCAAGAGGGGCGTCGGGGTTTTCCGGTGGGGTGGCGCGCACGGATGCAAGCCTGATCAGCGGGGGTTCGAGTCCCCATCGCCATCCTTCCAGAAAACCCAACAAGGCTCGATCGATGATCGTACCTGGTGCCAAAGACACGGACCCATTCGCCTCATGCGTCGGCAAGGAGCAGTTCGACTCGGCCGAAAAGGCGATGAAAACGGTCAAGAACCACAACAAGCGCAAACACCGCGTCGTTGTGGCCGCGTACCGCTGCCAGCATTGCGGTTCCTATCACTTGGGCACCAAGCGGTCAGGTAGCCGGCGATGAGCCCGTGGCTACTCCTGTTCGTGGCCTTCGGTGGCGGCGACGAAATTTCCGGCAAGCAGGTCTTTGCCGACCGTCCCGCATGCGAAACCCGCGCGGTCGAAATGAGCATCGCCGCGGCTCCGGACAGAGTGATTTTCCAGTGTGTCGACGCCCGCACCTGGCAGCAGATCCAAGACGAATTCGGCGTCGAGTTCTGAACAATCAAAGGAGGCCCTCACATGTTCAAGAACCATCTGCTGTATCGCATCGTCATCTTTAACGGCTTCATCGGCGCCTTCCTGTTGTGGGCGTGGATGCATGGCTACGTGCAGCGCATTCTTGCCGGCGAGACGACCGGCATCGGCTATGTGATGATCACGGTGTTCGTACTGGCGTTCTGCGGCCTCATGGTGCGGGTGCAGAAGGCCTCGAACGCATTCAACGAGGTCAAGGCCGGCACCTACGTCGACGTGCGCAAGCTGGCGATCAAAAGCAGTTTCGTGGCGGCGGTCGGCGTCTGGCTCGGCATGCTCGGCCTGATAGGCAACATCCTCGGCTTCAGCCAAGCGGTGGAATCGCTCAACGTCGCTGGCGGGCCGGATGCCGCGCTGCAGTCGATCGCCGGCATGACGGCGGGCATGAAGGTCGCCTTTTACACGACTCTCGTCGGCATTTCACTTGGCCTCTGGCTCGGTGTCAACAGCCACATCCTGAACACGACGATCGCACTGCTCAAGATCGACGCTGAGGCGCTTAAGGTGCCTTTCCAACAGAAGGTCACGCTCAACAACATCCTTGACGGCAAGTCCGTGAACAAGGCGTTCGAAGCGGCGCGCGCGTCCGTGGCTGCCGAACTGGCCGTCAAGGGCTGACCACCATGAACAACGAGATGGAAGAACTCAACGGCATCGCCTGGCGCGATGTCCTGATGAACACGGTCATCGGTTTCGTCTGCATCATCGGCGTCATGGCGCTCATGATCACCATGAAGGCCAAGGCCGAGCAGGAGGGCGCGATCCCGCCCGGCAACCTGATCGTCCACGCAGTCTGGCCGAGCGGCGACACGGATATCGATCTGTGGGTCAACGGCCCTGGCGAGCCGGTTCCGGTTGGTTATTCAAACAAGGGCGGCCTGCTCTGGAACCTGCTGCGTGATGACCTCGGCATCCAGCCGGACGCCACCGACATCAACTACGAGGACGCGGCGACCCGTGGCGTTATCGGCGGCGAGTACACCATCAACGTCCATTGCTACCGGTGTCCGACGCTGCCGCAAAAGGTCGATCTCGAGGCCTCGATCAACACGGGCGAACCCGGCAAGGCATCGCTCAAGGTGCTCGCCACGACGCACGTCACCTTGGTCAGCGCAGGTCAGGAAGCCACCGGCATGAACTTCATCTTGCGAGAAGACGGCACGATCGAGCCAAATTCTCTCAACCAGGTTTTCCGCCCCTTGCGGTCGGGAAAGAAATGAGGCCGACCACCATGGACAGAATCATTCTTGCGCTGATCCCCTCCAACGGCGTCAGCATCACCGTCTGGCTCGTCCTGACGGCCATTCTCGCCGCGATGGCACTCATCGCTATATGGGCGCGCCGGCCGACAGCGGCACGCACATTGGCGGTGCTCAGCCTGCTCCTGTTCAGCCCGATCGCAGGCGCCGCCGTGTGGCTGTGTCTCGGTTGGCCGGTGCCCTACGTCGAAGGCCTCACTGTGAAGCCGGGCAAGCACATGATCCTCGGTGTGAAGGCACTTATCGGCGACGGTATCTACGTGCTTCTGGATCTCGGCGGCGAGGCACCGCGGTATTACAAGATGCCGTGGAACGACCGCACCGCCGAGCAGATGCAAAAAGCACTCGACGAGCGTGCCGCTGGCGGTGAGGGATCGACGGCCGGTGTCGAGGTCAAGCCGTTCGAATTCTCCTGGGACACGCACCCGCCGCAATTTTGGGCGGACCCGCAGCCGAAGGTGCTTCCGGACAAGCCGCACCAGGAAGAACCGATGCATGCGCCAGGGCAGGATATCTGACGATGAGCGGCACGCGCGAGCGGCTTTACCTTGATGCGGCACGGCGGGCAGGTCTCGCCGTGCCTGACGACTGGCGCTCCTACCACAAGGATGCGTTCCCGCACTATCACGTGTTTGCGACGATGCAACGGGCGCGCAAAGACGCGGCGAAGAAGACGGTTTTCGCCAGCGCGCGGATCGTCGCCAAGGTCAGCGCGGAGGAGACGAAGACGCTCAGCCTCTACCATTTCATGCAACTCGGTTTCGACCTTTCTTCGAGGGAGTGATGGGCCACTCCAAACACTCGCCGTCCGGCGCATCTCTATGGATGGGTTGCGCCGGCGCGCTCAATCGCATCAAGAAGCTTGGCATAAAGGATGACCGCACCAGCATCCATGCGGCCGAAGGCACCGCGGCGCATTGGGTGCGCGAGCAGTGCCTGGAATTCGGCTTCGAGCCGCACGATTTTCTCGCTACCAAGATCCAGGCGGACGGCTTCGACTTCGTGGTCGACGACGGCATGGCGACAGCGCTGGTCGAGGGCGTCGACCGTTGCCGCGAACTGACAATGCCAGAGGCCTCGAGCGGCGTTGAACTGCGCGTTGACACGACGCCGTGGGTCGGCCCCGACGACCATGGCGAGCCGCAAGGCGGCACGGTCGACTATTACGCGATCAGTGGCCCGGAGTTCTATCTCGAGGAGTGGCTGCTGAGCGACCTCAAATTTGGCGCCGGAATCGCCGTGTCGCCAGTGCGCAACAAGCAGCAGATGATCTACGCGCTCGGGCTGCTCAACAGCTTTCCGGATTACCATCCGCCGAAGCGATTCCGCATCATCATCGACCAGCCTCGAAACTCTGCCGGTGGCGGCGAGTGGGTCGTTTCGATCGAAACGCTCCTAGCCTTCGGCGAAGAGGTCAAGCGCGCCGCGGCGGCGACGCGTGATCCTGATGCGCCCTGCACGCCGTCCGATACCGCCTGCCAATGGTGCCCGCTGACCAAGATTGACGGCGCGTGTGTCGAGCACGAAGCGTGGAAACTCGACATGCTCGGGCTAGATTTCGACGACCTCGACGCAGACGACGAACCTGCGCTGCCCGATATCGACGGCTTGAGTCCGCAGCGGCGCCGCTACATCAACCAGCATGCCCACCTGATCACCAAATGGTTGAAAAGGCTGCATGCCGAGGAAATCCACGACGTCATCACCAAAGGTCCGGCGAACGGCGTCAAGGCCGTATCCGGCCGCATGCCGCCGCGCAAACACAGGGATGAAAAGGCGTCAGAAGCCTGGCTGAAAAAGCGTCTTTCGCCTGACCGTCTATTCCACCAACAGTTGATTAGTGTCGCGCAACTTGATAAAGTGCTCGGCAAAGGGGTGTTCCCGAAATCCCTCGTCGACCAGGGCGATCCGAAGCCGGTTCTTGTGCCGGTGGAAGACGAAAGGCCGGCCATCATCAGAGACGACGAGTTCGATGACTTGGATGCCGAAGATGATGCTTTCGATGATGACTTCTGAACCTACGAGGATTACGCACTATGGCATTCAAACCATCGTTCAACGCGGAAAAGGGTACGTTTAAGGTTCTTGTGCGGCTGAGCTACTGCCGCATGGATCGCAAAACCGCATCGGTCGAGGGCGGCAAGCTCGCCTATCGCACCAACGGTCTGCTCTACAAGGAGACCGAGGAAGGCAAGGCCAGCATCGCCGTGGCGCAGCAGGCAGCGAAGCACCTTATTGGCAAGGAATGGCCTGGCAAGGACCCGGTCAAGCTGCTGCAGAGCTTCGATTCCAAGCGCCGGCCGATCCACGACGGCGACCAGTATTTCGACAGCGAGGGCAATGTACGCGAGCACTACGAGGGCACGCGCTACCTGAAGCTCACCAATGATCGCAAGCCGAAGCTGAAGAAGCGCAACGGCGAGGACTGCGATGCCGAAGAGGCCGAAGAACTGTTCCAGTCCGGCAATTGGGCTGTGGCCTACGGTCACTACTATGCGGTGAAGGACAAGGCCAAGGGCGGCAACGGCATGTTCGCAACGCTGGATGCGCTTCAATACTACAAGAAGGACGAGCAGTTCTCTGGCGGCGGCATCGACGACGACGAGATCGACAACCTCGGCGACGACGAGGACGACTTCGACGAGAAGCCGAAGAACAAAAAAGCCTCCTCGATCGACGACGACGAAATCTGATTACCCTACCACTCGGGCGGCGCGAATGCCGCCCTCTTTTTTTGCGGGTAACAGATGCTCGATCTGATCGACCTCTATTTGGGTCGGCTGCCGCCGATCGCCCAGGAGCGCGATGTCAAGGACGTCGTCTTCTGCGACATCGAAACATACCACAACCTCTTCTACGTCGCCTTCAAGCGCCGCTCAGACGGCAAGCGGCTAGGCTATGAACTGAGCCACCGTTCGGCGCTCGACCGCGAGGCGATCCGGCGCATTCTGAAGCGCTATACCGTCGTCACCTTCAACGGCATGACCTACGACATGCCGATCATCCTGCTTGCTCTGACCGGCGCCGACAACGCCGAGCTCAAGGCGGCAAGCGACCGCATCATCATGGGCGGGATGAAGTGGTGGGACTCAGAACGCGAGCTCGGGATCACCATTCCGAAGTGGCTGGATCATATCGATCTGTTCGAGCCGAATCCCTCTGTCGGGGATGGCCTCAAGACGCTCAACGGTCGCCTTCATGGTGAGCGCTTGCAGGATCTTCCCTATCCACCAGAAACTATCCTGACCGACGAGCAGATGGACGATGTTATCGACTACTGCCTGATCAGCGACCTGGACGCGACCGAGAACCTCTACAACGCGCTGAAGGAAGCTCTGGAACTGCGCGTAGCCCTTGGTGAGCGCTACGGCATGGACCTGCGATCAAAGTCTGACGCGCAGGTCGGCGAGACCATTATCAAGAAGCGTATCGAGCAACTGACCGGCAAGAAGCCGCAGAAGAACCCGCCCAAGCCAGGCACCGCCTTCAGGTATGACGTTCCGCAGTGGATGAGCTTCGAGACCGAGCCGATGCAGCGCGTGCTTGAGGTCGTCCGGCAAACCACTTTCATTCTTCGTGACGACGGGAAAGTGCTGTTCCCGAAAGAGTTCGAGAAGTTGCAAATCCAGATCGGCGGCTCGACCTACAAGATGGGCATCGGCGGACTGCATTCGACCGAGTCGAACCGTGCCGTCCATTCCGATGACGATACGGTGCTGATCGACGCCGACGTAGCGTCGCAATATCCCGAGATCATCATGAAGCTCGGGCTGTTCCCAAAAGCCCTTGGGAAAGATTTCCTAAAAGTCTATCGCAGCATTATCGACGAGCGCCTAGCCGCCAAGCGCCGTTCCAAGGAAATCGACACTGAACTGAAGACGGCCGGCGCCAACTACGCGCCTGTGCTGAAGGCCGAAAAGCTGCAAATGATCGTCCGCGATAAGGGCGGCAAGATCCAGTTGAACGGTGTCTACGGCAAGCTCGGGTCGCGCTTCTCCATCCTCTACGCGCCGCATTTGCTGATCGCCATCACGCTGACCGGACAATTGTCGCTGCTCATGTTGATCGAGCGCGCCGAGAAGGCTGGCATTTCCGTGATCTCCGGCAACACGGACGGCGTCGTGTTCAAATGCCCGCGGCACCTTTTCGAGGGCTTTGTCATGAAGGACGGTGCTGCGACCGACCGGCTGGCGCCGTCGCCACTGACGGAGATCACCGACTGGTGGGAAGCCGCGACCGGCTTCAAGCTCGAATTCGCCGAATACCGCTCGATCTACAATCGCGACGTCAACTACTATGTGGCGATCAAATCCAACGGCAAGGGCAAGCGCAAGGGCAGCATCGCCAACCACTGGCATCCCGACTCGCCCGACTACGATCCGGCGCGCGAGCAGATGAAGAAGAACCCCAAGATGACGATCGTCGGGGACGCGGTGCTTGCCTTCCTGCGCGACGGCACGCCGGTCGAGAAGACGATCCGCGAGTGCAAGGACGTGCGCGGCTTCCTCACCGTCATCAAGGCGACCGGCGGCGCCACCTGGCGCGACGGCTATCTCGGTAAGGTCGTGCGCTACTATTGGTCGACGGACGGGGATTCGATGATCAAGGTCAAGGCGCATCCCAAGACCGGCAACCGTCCGAAGGTGCCTGAGACAGAAGGTTGCCGCCCGCTCATGATGCTGCCGAAGACACTGCCGGCCGATATCGACTATCAGCGGTACATCGAAACGGCGGAAAGCATTTTGCGAGACATCGGCTATGTGGAGAAACGAACCGCACTCATGGCGGAAATCTATGGCCGCGCCTTGCAATTCCACTGACAGTTGATTTATTGTCGAGTCCGATGAGCAAAGCCTATTACAACGAGATCGACAAATACGCTGCCACATGGCTGCGTAACCTGATCACGGCAGGGCTCATCGCGCCCGGCGACGTGGACGAGAGGGACATCCGTGACGTTCGACCTTCTGACCTCAGAGGCTACACACAAGTTCACGCATTTGCAGGCATTGGCGTCTGGTCGTATGGACTTCGACGGGGGGGCTGGCCAGACGATCGACCCGTCTGGACAGGTAGTTGCCCTTGCCAACCTTTCTCCGCGGCAGGCCGAGGAGATGGGTTTGTTGACGAGCGGCACCTTTGGCCGCATTGGCACCATCTCATCGCAGAGTGCCGACCTGATGAGGTCTTTGGAGAGCAAGTTGCGTCAAAGGACGGCCTTGCTTGGCTCGACCTTGTATTCGCTGACATGGAAGGAACGGGCTACGCCATTGGGGCGCTCGATACCTGCTCTGCGGGCAGCGGCGCGCCGCACATCCGGCAAAGGCTCCGATTCGCAGCCTACCATCAACGACTTGCCGCAGGTCGGTTGGGCGACTGCTTGGGCCGAGGATGGCGAGAGCGCCGGCATGCGATGGAACCGGGGCATAGCGGACACGCTGACGGCGCAGGCCTCCTTGGCTGGCTGGACGACGACCACGACGAGGGATTGGAAGGATTCGGGCGCGGATATCACGCCTCGACCAGACAACGGCAAGGATCGGTTCGACCAATTGCCGAGACAGGCGAATTTGACGGGCTGGCCCACGGCACAGAGTCGAGACGGCAGTCACGGGGGCGGACAGTCTACGAGAACAGCGGGGAACCGTCGCAACCTGGACGACTTCGCGATGTTGACTGGTTGGGGGACACCGAATGCATCGGCGCCGGGCGGCACGCCAGAACAGGCGTTGCAGCGGAAAGAGGGCACCGGAGCGGGTCTTTCGGTAACGACGCTGGATCATCAGGTGCAATTGGTCGGCCCGGCCCGACTAACGGCCACTGGCGAGACGCTGATTGGCTATTCTGCCGGGATGGCAAGTGGCGGCCAGTTGAACCCAACACATTCCCGTTGGCTCATGGGGCTACCTCCCGAGTGGGACGGTTGCGCGCCTACGGCAACGCAGTCGACGCGGAAGCCACGCGCATCTTCATCGAAGCGTATCTCGACCGCGAGACGCTCGAACTTGAGCCCGTACGAGAGACTGCTACTGGCGGTCCTGAATTAAACGCTTCCTTTGATGATCTGCTTGGTTAGAAATTCAGCTGTCAGCTGAAGGATTCCACCCGTGGCCGAAATTCCTCATGTACAGACCCCGGTGACCAACTATGCCCGATCACGTGGCTGGCGGGCGCGCCGCATGCAGTACATCGGCCGCCACGCCTGTCCCGATTCCTGGTTCTTCATGGACGGCCGGGTGATCGTCGTCGAATTCAAGGATCTCGGCGAGGAGCCGGAAATCCACCAGAAGCGCGAGATCAGGCGGCTGCGGGAGAGCGGCCTAGCCGTTCACGTGATCGACAACGTCGAGGATGGCTGTGCTCTCTTCGATTGAAAGCCCGTACCTCGACCTCCTTGAGCGCATCGGACTCAACAGCCGGTTCGACGGACGGTTGAAAAAAGCTGATTGGGAAGTCCGTGACGTGACAGTGCCGGAAGCCCGTCCACTGGTGGCGCAGCATCACTACGCCAAGGGGGCGTCGAAGACCGCCGTCTATCTGCACGGCCTGTTCCGCAAGGGCTCTGACGAGCTTCTCGGCGTCGCCTGGTGGCTGCCACCGACACGCGTGGCCTGTGAGAGCGTCAACAAGGAAGAGTGGACCAAGGTTCTGGCGCTCAGCCGCCTTGTGTTGCATCCGGACTGCCCGAAGAACGCGGCCTCCTTCCTGCTCGGGCGCTCGATCCGGAAGATCAGGCAGGACGCGCGCTTCGTCTCGCTGGTGACTTACGCCGACGAAAGCCAGGCGCACCGCGGCGACATCTACCGGGTCACCAACTGGACCTATGTCGGGCGCACTGGCCCCTACCCGCGCTGGATTGATCCGTCGAGTGGGCGCCAGGTGGCAGCGCTGGCAACCAAGACGCGGTCGAACGCTCAGATGCGCGAGCTCGGCCATGTGCTAGACGGGCGGTTCTTCAAGCACAAGTTCGTCATGCATCTCACGAAGCCCGTCGCCAAGGAACCGGCTTCGCCCTATCTGGCGCTGCTCGAGCAGCTTGGCCTTGTCACCGCGGCGAACGACAACGCGCCGCTGCCGGCCAACGACAATCCCGGCTCGCTTCGTCCGCGGTCGATGATGCGCTCGTATCAGCGCTATTTGTCGGACTGCATCTACACGATGCCAGCGCTTCTCGGTGCCGCTGACATGGGCTTGGGCAAGACGGGGGCAACACTCGACGGCGTCAAGCGGCTCCTGGACGACGACCCCACATGGCGATGCCTGATCGTCGCTCCGCTCGAAGTCGTGAACAATACTTGGCCCACGGAGATCGGCGAGTGGGAGCATCTCAAGGGCCTCACCTACACCGTCGTTACCGGCAGCGAGGCCGAACGCAAGGCGGCTCTCAAGGTCGATGCCCAACTGACGCTGATCAATCGCGAGAACCTTCAGTGGCTCTGGAAGACGATCGGCGGCGCCATCGGCTGGCGATGGCACATTCTCGTCTACGACGAGTCCTCGCGGCTAAAGGGCTTCGTCCGTCACACGCCGGCCGTCAAATACAAGGACGGCAAGAAGATCAAGGTGAAGCCACAACTCACCGAATTCGGTGTTCTCGCGCAGGCCCGCAAACTGATCAAACGGGTGGTCGAACTGTCTGGCACGCCGTCGCCGAACGGCGTGATCGACCTCGGCGGCCAGGCGTTCATCCTAGACATGGGCGAGCGGCTCGAGCCCACTCGGGCAGCTTTCCTCGATCGCTGGTTCGACGAGAACCAGTATTCACGCGAGATCAAGCCAAAGCCTGGCGCCGAGGTTGCGATCATGGGTCGGCTGAAGGACGTGATGATCGGCCTTCGGGCGGAAGACTACATTGATCTGCCGCCGCGGCACTTCAACATCATCAAGGTCAAACTGCCGCCAAAGATCATGCGGGAGTACCGCGATTTCGAAAAGAAGATGGTGGCTGAGCCCTACGACGTCGAGGCCCTGTCGCGCGGCGTGCTCGTCAACAAGCTGCTGCAGTTCGCCAACGGAGGGCTGTATCGCAGCGACCCTGACGTTTGGCCTGCCGTGCGCGAGACGGTGGCGGTACACGACTGCAAACTGAAGGCGCTCGAGCGGATTGTCGAGGAAGCGGCCGGGCAGCCGGTACTCATCGCCTACAGCTTCCAGTTCGACAAGGAGCGCATCAGGAAGAAGTTCCCGCACGCCGTCTTCTTTGACGAGTGCAAGACCTTCGTCAAGGACTGGAACACTGGCAAGATCAAGCTTGGCGTGGCGCATCCAGCCTCGATCGGGCACGGCCTCAACCTGCAGCACGGCGGCTATCTCCAGTGCTGGTTCGGACTGAGTTGGAGTTTAGAGTTGTGGGATCAATTCAACCGTCGGTTGGCTAGACCGGGGCAGAGGCACCACACCGTGTTCATCCACGTGATCATGGCTGAAGGCACCGAGGACGAACGCCAGTACGAATCGCTACAGACCAAGGGAATCACGCAAGACAGGATAACCGAGCGCGTGCGCGTGCGACTCGCAGCATAAATATCAGCTGATATCAAGCACTTACCGCCGTTCAACGGCCAGTTTATCCACTGACTGTTGACAGGGGGCAACAATTTCCCTTATGGTCAACCAACTGTTGAACTGAGGGGATGTGTCATGAGTAGCGAAAAAAGCAGCGAGAGCGAAACGATCAAACCCAAGCGGATCGTTGACAAGGGTTTTTTGAGGCGTCTGGAAATCGCCTGCCAGAACAACGCACATTGCCCCAACGACTATGGCAAGCAGAAGTGGATCAGGGAGCAGATCCAGAACAAGCACAAGGTCCGCTACAGTCCAGAGGCCGTTTCGAAGTGGTTCAGCGGCGCCTCGCGGCCGACCATGAAGACGATGGTGCTCCTGGCGAGCGTGCTCGAGGTCGACGAGGCCTGGTTGTCGCTCGGCAAGACGCCGGACTTCACGCCTACCGAAAAGAAGCGCCATACGCTGTGGTCGGATGGATCGGTGAACCTCCTCGCTGGCATGATCATGCTCAACGGTGGCCAGATCGCCTTCAACGAGAATGAGGATGACGAGGTCGACTTCTTCTCCATCATCCACGGCCGGCACTACTCCATCAAGGCAGCGGCAGGCATCCAGCAGGACGACAAGGTCTTGTTCGTGCTGCCCAAGAATCCTGATCGGCTGCTCAACCTGGGGATCATCGGCTCGGACACCTTTTCCGGGGTCAACGTGCTGAAGCTGCCGAACGAGATCATCCAGAAATACGGCAAGCGGCGCGGCACTCACACAGAGTTGCTTGTCGACCGCGGCGCACCCGGTTTTTCGGTGGGTGGTCACAAACTGCCGGTCATCCGTTCGCTGAGCGACTTCGACGCTGCTACCGGGACTGCTTGACGGTATCTTCGACGGTATCTATCTCGACGCCTATTAATTCCAGCAATGGAATCAACTAGATAGACATCCAGATAGGTTCCGCCTCTGGGCACCATCCCCTCTTCTCCCGACAGTCTCTTTCGCCGAAGCATCTACGCTTTTGTCTCGGCAAATGTCTGAAATCCTTGGTAATTTTTGTGACGCAAGGCGCGGTTGGCCGTGTTTTGTGGAATTTCGGCGTAGTTGGTCCAACGAGGCGGAGGGCTGGTATTTTCGGTGGTATTGGAGATCCTGATGGTATCGATGCAGCCAAATGGAGCTCCCGGAAATGGCGCTTTCCGACGTAAAATGCCGAAATGCCCGACCCGCTTCAAAGCTCGTGAAATTGTCTGACGGTGGCGGGCTCCAGCTTTGGGTTCAGCCTACCGGATCTCGCCTATGGCGCCTCGCCTATCGTTTTGGCGGCAAGCAGAAGCTTCTGGCGTTGGGCAGCTATCCGCTCATCTCCCTGGCTGAGGCACGCGAGGCGCGCGATACCGCCAAACGTCTCCTCCTACGTGGCATCGACCCCGCCCAGGAGCGTAAGTCACAAAAGGCTTCGGCAGAGGACACCTTTCGCTCAATCGCGGAGGACTATGTCGACAAGCTGAAGAAGGAGGGTCGTGCCGACCGGACCATCACCAAGGTCAAATGGTTGCTCGACTTTGCCCATCCAACGTTGGGGGACAAAAGCGTTCGGGAGATTGATCCGGCCACAATTCTTGCCGCTCTCCGCAGCGTGGAGGTTCGCGGTCGATACGAGTCGGCCAGGCGACTGCGCTCCACTATCGGCAGCGTGTTTCGATATGCAATCGCAACCGCACGCGCCGATACAGATCCGACGATCGCCCTGCGGGGAGCACTCGTCGGTCCAACGGTCACGCCGCGCGCCGCCGTTACCGATCCTAAGGCCTTGGGAGGCTTGCTGAGGGCGATCAATGCATTTGACGGGCAGCCGACAACCCGAGCCGCCCTAAGGCTGATGGCCCTGCTGTTTCCCCGCCCCGGCGAGCTGCGCGCGGCCGGATGGGACGAGTTCGATTTCGAAAGCTCGGTGTGGAGCATCCCTGAAGGGCGCATGAAAATGAGACGGCCGCACCGCGTACCTCTCTCCAGGCAGGCCGTCGGGGTCCTGACCTCACTTAGAGAAACCTCTGGTGGGGGCACGCTGTTGTTTCCTAGTATTCGATCGGGCTCGCGTCCGATTTCCGACAACACGCTTAACGCTGCCCTTCGCCGTATTGGGTACGGCAAGGAAGAAGCCACCGCGCACGGTTTTCGAGCAACGGCATCAACTTTGCTAAACGAATGCGGAAGATGGCATCCGGACGCCATAGAGCGGCAGCTGGCCCATGTTGAGAACAACGACGTACGTCGCGCCTACGCCCGGGCAGAGTACTGGGAAGAGCGCGTAAAGATGATGCAATGGTGGGCCGATTATCTGGATGAACTCGAGAGCAAAAACGCGCGGGTGAAAACGGCGGTTGAAGATCGCTAAAACTGGGCCACCTTTGGTCTGGCGAATCTAATGACCAAGACATGGAGATTTGCAGCGCTGTACCATTGTACCGAATTAAACTCTGCGAGAGTGATCCCTCCCGCTTCGGGGCACATTAACACTGCCCGATTTTCTAGTGAAGCCAAGCATTCTGACTCGATTCGGCCCACACATGGCTGGAAGTGAAAGAGAGCTTTGCGCCCGATTTCGGTCGTTGAGACGCCCTTTACACTGTCCGAAAGGCCGCCGTTCGTTTATTTACCTAGCCTGCTGGCGGGACCGACCGGCGCTTGACTAAGCCCTGCTCGACCGCCTTAACGTGGTGGGCAGCATATCGTCGATTTCCTTGTCGGAGAACATAAGCTCCTCGTTGTCCTTCAAGGAATTCTGTGCCTTCTTGTAGGCCTTCCCGTCCGTGAAGGGTGCCGCCCGATAGATTTCGTGAAGGTTGGTCTGCAACTCGTCGCGCTGAGTCCGAAGGTCGTCAATTGGCACTGCCGTATTGAGCGCGTCGGTTATCAGGCTGAGGTAAGATTCTCGCACATTCCAGATGTCGGACGCGGTTTCCCTGTGTCGCTGCGCGAGAGCACCGGGGTCTAGGTCCTTCTGGTAGGCGTTGTAGATCAGGCTGAGAATGGCAAGCACGACGGTCGCGTATTCCGCATATTGCAGAAGCCCCGTCTCCGCCCTGAAAACGGTCGTCACCGCGCCGCCGGCGATGAGCGCGGACAGGATGATGTTGAACCACTTTGCATACCATTGATGGTCGGCAAGCCGCTCGGCCATCTTCTCGTGGATCTTGTGGGTGTAGGCGCAACGGCCGTAACACTCGCGCACTTGGCTCTCGAGTTGGTACCGCGGATCAAATTGGGAAGGTTGTGCCAAAGACGATCCTCCATTTCGCGCGGCGCTGTGCGGCTTTGTCGTCGGTCTGCATGTTGCAGGCCTCGACGGCGATATTGTAGTCACTGAGCGCCTTCAACCAGAACACCCCCGTCTTGTAGACGTAGGAACCGCTTCCCGGCATCCGCCAGTAAGTTTTCTCTCGGTCGAGGTCGTAGAGATACTTCAGGAAGTCCCGCGCCATGTAGTCATGATAGCCGTAGGATTTATCCCGATACTCCCACGTTTCGATGAACTGATAGGCAAGCGCGTCAATCAGCGCTCCAGTCATCGGAACGCTATTATGGTCTTTCCACACCCTCATCATGCGGCCGAGCGCTTTCAGGTTGCCGTTAACGGCCGTATTGCGTGTCTGGACGGCATTTATCTCTGCCCGGGGGTTGCACTGTCGCCAGGTACCTCCCCCGTTTGAATCGGCAAACGTCCAGGAACCGTCCGTGTTGTCGAAATAGGGGAGGATTTCGAATGTGATTCCGTCCGTGAAGGAGATGACGACAACCTGACCGTTGCCGCCGACGTTGCTGGAGCCGTAGGTTTTGAGGAGGGAGTTTTTCACGGCCTGAAGAAGTGCGGACTGACCGTTGCCCTGATACGCGCTGTATTTGACGTATTCCGCATAGGGGAGCTGGAAGCCGATATCCAGGTCGCTGATTCCGCGTGCGGCGGTGTCGCGACCGTAAGAGCCAACATAGAGACTGTGGGCGGAGCTGGAATCAGTGTTCCAGAAGTCTGTGTTAAGGCGCGTGGTGATACGCCGGTACCGCTGTCCTATCGAGCTGATCAGGTCGGTGCCGATATTGTAGTTATTCCGGAAGTTGTAGAACTCGTCAGATACGCCCATTCCCATCCCCACCAGCGGTAACTTCGTCGGGAGATGGCAATTTTATGCTTTCAGCGCAATAGCTTCGGTGTGCGTTCAACGGGAATATTACGCGGCGGACATGAACTATGCTCGCGGGCTGTGGCGAGGGCTGATGTCAGTTTCTTCCTCATTTGGATATCAACTCGCGCCCATGGGATTGCGCTCCTGCCGGAATGCCCCCCGTTCACACGTTGCTGCCAGTTTACGCCGAACGAACTAGTCAGGCCGCTTCCGCTTAACGAGGCTCTTCTTATTTTAGCCAAACATGATCTCCTCGCTGCGGAATGGCAACTAAGATGTGGCTTTTGTGCTTCGATACCCACACGCCGGGAATACCAGGACCGAGGCAGCGTCCATGAAGAGTGACGCAATCTCGTATGCCCCACGAGGGCTATCTCGTGAGGAAGCGGCTCGCTACATCGGTGTAGGATCGACGCTCTTTGACGAGATGGTTGCCGATGGGCGAATGCCGAAGCCCAAGCGCATCAACAGCCGCGCTGTCTGGGATCGTGTAGCCCTGGATATTGCTTTCACCTCGTTGCCGGACAAAGATAGCCGCCTTCAAGAGCTGTTGGAACGAAGTAGGCGGGAGGTAGAAAAGCGATAGAAAATACGTTTATTGCGTATACGCTGCGGACGTAGTACGATGAAAGCCCGTGTGCGGAAGGCATGACGTGAGCGAGAACGACAAACTTGCGCAAGACGTGAAAGCATGGCGGGCCAAGGAAGGGTTCACTGCCGCAGCCGCGGCCAAGGTGCTTGGAATACCGAAGCGCACCTTTGAAGGCATAGAGCAAGGAAGAGGCTTTCCTTACCCGGTGCTCCTGCGGGTTGCCATCGAAAGCAAAACCCGTTCGGTACGGGCAGATCTGAAAGGGTCCTGAAAGGAGCATTTGATGGCTCGCCCATTTAAGGACCCCAGTTACCCTGGGGTATCTTCGCGCCTCAAGAACGGCAAGCGAATCTATCGCTACCGCGCAAAAGGCGTGCCCGAGATGCACCTTCCTGGCAAACCTGGCGATCCCGAGTTCGAGGCGGCTTACGAGAAGGCCACGCAGGGCCAACACAAGAATGCAGGGATCATCGATTTGCCCGGTCGGGCACTGCCTGAAACTTTTGGCCATGCCGGGCGCCGGCTTGAAACGACAATGGAGTGGCTCGATTTTGATGAAGCGACGCAGCGGAAGAATGCGCGACTGATTGAGCGTTTTCTTAATCTGCGGGTCGATCCAAATTACCCACTCACTTGGCGCGATACTCCGGTGCAACATCTCGACGCGGATCGGCTTCGCGCCATCATCGAAAGCATCTTCAGGAGCAACCGCACAGTCGCCAAACATATGCTGGTTGCCATCAAGAAGCTTTTATGGGTCGCGACCGATGTCGAGAAATGGATAAAGCCGCAGGATGATCCTTCACTGTCAATTCGCGTACGCGTGCCCAAATCGACCAAGAACCCGGCTTGGCCAATTGCGATCCGAGAAAAGTACGAGGAGCGGCATCCGATCGGGACGCCGGCTCGGACGTGCTACGCGCTTGGTTTCTGGCTCGGCAACCGACGAGGCGACATCGCTGACCTTGAATGGGATGATCTCGTGACCGAGGAGATCGAACTGTTCGACGGTTCCTTGGCATTGATCGAGGCGTTCGCCTTCCGACAGAAGAAGAACCGAAACCGTCATGGCGGACGGGAGATGTTTATCCCGGTGGTGGACAAACTGGCGGCTGCGCTAGACCCGCTTGACCGCTCGAAGGGTGGAACCGTCTTGAAGAATGGCTATGGCAACCCGTTTTCAGAAAAGAGCCTGACAGGCATGATGCAGCATTGGGCACGACAGGCCGATATTCCTGACGGCTATACGCTTCACGGCCTGCGCCGTACCTTCGGCACCTACCTCGCTGAATGCAACATCCAGGCCCGGGCCATCATGGACGCCATGGGGCATTCCTCCATGACGGTGACGGATGACTACGTGCGTGAGGCCAACAAGAAGCGGATCGCGGTTGATATTGCTCGCGCGATCAACGAGCGCGAGGCCAAACGCGACGCCATGAAGCGACGGGCAAACCTCCGCATCGTCAGATAA